GGGTGCAAAAATATCGCTACGCGACGGAGTCTTGCGAAATCATACCTAAACATCTACACTTGCGTTATCGGCCCTCAGCCTGCGATGTACCATGACACTACAGCTCACACCCGAATCCGGGGTGCCACTTAACAAATGTGCACCTAAACTGGACCTAAAGGACCGCGCAGCTGCCTGCGCGTTGACCATTGAGCTGCTAACATCTCACGGCATGGAGGCTGACGCCTCAGAGGAAGACAGGGACACTGCAGCTGCACTGGCGATAGCCTACGCCCAAAACCCAGAAAAAACGTCCAAGGCCACCACAACCGCTCGCACTGCGCAACTCACCCCCGCCGTCATTAAAGAGACGCACAGAATCCTCGATGAGTTCGGTCGGCAGGTGGTGGACTCGGCCCTGACGGTCCGTCACCTCGTCACCAACAAACTGATTCTAGAGACAGAGAACCCAGACCCAAGGGTGCGTATCAAGGCGCTGGAGCTGCTTGGTAAGATGTCAGACGTTGGGCTCTTTACTGAGAAGAGTGAGGTGACAATAACGCATCAGACGACGGATGACCTGAAAGAAAAGCTGCGGAGGAAGCTGCAGAAGCTAACGGAAGCAAAAGAGGAATACGTAGAGGACGCCATCATTATAGACGGCGACGCAATCGACGTGGACGCGGAGCTCGGGGTGAGCGATGACTAAGATGCTGGACCTCGGCGATGCCGAGATTGAAGCACTCCTTGAGAACTTAGACGGACTTACGCCCGAGGAGCTGGCGGAGGTCGACAAGATGGTCGACGAGCTAGCCAACCGCAAAACAAATCAGGATGCGTACGACGACCTGCTAGCTTTCTGTAAAAAGATGGACCCCAACTATCTCGTGGGGCGGCACCACCGCATACTTGCCAGCATGCTCATGGCCATTGAGCGCGGAGACAAGGATCGTATTTGCGTGAACATGCCCCCGCGCCACGGTAAATCGCAGCTCGTCTCAATATTCTACCCTGCGTGGTTCCTCGGGAGAAATCCGGACAAGAAGGTGATGATGGTGTCTCACACCACGGACCTCGCTGTAGACTTCGGACGGAAGGTGCGTAACCTCATCGCCACCGATGAGTATCGTGCGGTGTTCCCGACAGTCTCACTTGCTATAGATAGCAAGTCCGCGGGGCGGTGGAACACAAACATGAAGGGCGAGTATTTTGCCTGCGGTATCGGTAGCTCCATCGCGGGCCGCGGTGCTGATCTGCTGCTTGTTGACGACCCACACTCGGAACAGGACGTGCTGAACGGCAACTTCGATGTGTTTGAACGGGCGTACGAGTGGTTCACATTCGGTGCCCGGACCCGTCTGATGCCGGGTGGTCGCGTGGCTATCGTGCAGACTCGCTGGCATCTTGACGACCTGACAGGCCGTGTAACTCGTGACATGGCAAAGAACGACAAAGCCGATCAGTATGAAGTAGTAGAGTTCCCCGCAGTTTTGGACGTACAAGACTCCAAAACAAACAAGATTATACAAAAGCCGCTTTGGCCGGAGTTCTTCGATCTGGCGGCGCTGGAGCGCACCAAGGCCTCCATGCCGGTGTTTCAGTGGAACGCACAGTATCAACAGCAACCCACCGCCGAAGAGGCCGCACTTATCAAGCGCGAGTGGTGGCAGGAGTGGGCGCACGACGACCCGCCCACGTGCGAGTATATAATCATGTCACTCGACGCCGCCGCGGAAAAACACAACCGTGCGGACTATACTGCCCTAACAACTTGGGGTGTGTTCTTCAACGAAGAGACTAACGCACACAACATCATATTGTTAAATAGCATAAAACAACGTATGGAGTTCCCTGAGCTTAAGCAGCTGGCGATGGACGAGTATAAGGAGTGGGAGCCGGACTCGTTTATTGTGGAAAAGAAGAGCGCAGGGACCGCGCTCTATCAGGAGATGCGGCGTATGGGGTTGCCCGTGCAGGAGTTTACACCGCACCGGGGGTCAGGCGACAAGCTGGCTCGTCTCAACAGCGTTGCCGATATCGTCGCATCGGGGATATGTTGGGTTCCACAGACGCGTTGGGCGGAGGAGGTGGTCGAGGAGATCGCTGGGTTTCCGTTTATGTCGCATGATGACTTGGTGGACTCCACCGTGATGGCCCTGATGCGGTTCCGCAGCGGGGGATTTATCCGCTTGCCGACTGACGAGCAGGATGAGCAGAGATACTTCAAGCAACGCCGGGGCGGCTTCTACTGAGGGATAAGACAATGGCTATCGAAAAAGGACTCTACAGCGCCCCGATGGGGCTCGACGACGAGATCGAAGATGAGATGGAGGGCGAAGAGGGTGAATCTGCGCTTGAGATCGAGATCATCGACCCCGAAGCGGTCATCTTGGACGACGGGAGCATGGAGATTACCCTGTTCCCGGACGCAAAACCCGCCGACGAGGCCGATTTTGACGCAAACCTAGCGGATTTTATGGATGAAGGTGACCTGCGGGGGCTCTCAAGCGACCTTGCAGGGCTCATCGAGGCCGATATGAACAGCCGGAAGGAGTGGGTAGACACCTACGTCAACGGTCTGGACGTGCTGGGATTCAAGTATGAGGAGCGTACTCAGCCTTGGGAGGGCGCTTGCGGGGTCTATTCGACAATTCTAGCCGAAGCGGCCATCCGGTTCCAAGCCGAGACAATGTCTGAGACCTTCCCAGCCGCGGGGCCGGTCAAGGTGAAGGTGCTTGGGGACGAGACAAAGGAGAAACTAGAGGCCGCGGAGCGCGTTAAGGCCGATATGAACTACGAAATCACCGAGCGGATGGTCGAGTACCGGTCGGAGCACGAGCGGATGCTCTATAGCTTGGGTCTGGCGGGCTCTGCGTTCAAAAAAGTGTATTTTGACCCCAATCTTGGGCGGCAGGTGTCGGTCTACCTACCCGCAGAAGATGTTATCGTGCCTTACAGCGCGAGCCACATCGAGACGGCGGAGCGTGTGACCCACGTGATGCGTAAAACCAAGAACGAGATGAAGAAGCTGCAGGCCGCGGGGTTCTACCGCGATATTGAGCTTGGTGAGCCGGTCCCATATCACTCCGATATTGAGGAGAAGAAGGCTGAGGACGGCGGGTTCAGCCTGACGGACGACAATCGCTACGCACTCTACGAGTGCCACGTCGAGATGTGCATACCGGGCGTGGACGACGAGGACGAGCTACCAAAACCTTACGTCGTTACGATCGAGCGGGGGTCGGGGGAGGTCCTTGCAGTCTATAGGAACTACGAAGAAGACGCCGAAATCCCGTTGAAGAATCAGTTCTTCGTGCATTACCCCTACGTGCCGGGATTCGGGTTCTATGGTCTTGGTTTGATTCATATTATTGGTGGTTACTCGCGTGCGGGAACGTCGCTGATTCGCCAGTTGGTGGATGCGGGCACCCTGTCTAACCTGCCGGGCGGACTAAAAACGCGCGGACTGCGTATCAAGGGTGACGACTCGCCCATCGAGCCGGGCGAGTTCAAGGACGTGGACGTGCCGTCGGGGTCTATCCGCGACAATATCATGCCGCTCCCCTATAAGGAGCCGTCCCAGACTCTGCTCGCCCTGCTTGATCGGATCACGCAGGAAGGCCGTCGCCTTGGGGCTATCAGTGACTTGAACATCTCAGATATGTCGGCAAATGCCCCGGTTGGGACTACGCTGGCCCTGCTGGAGCGCACTCTGAAGCCCATGGCGGCTGTGCAGTCGCGTGTGCACTACGCGATGAAGCAGGAGTTCAAGATGCTCAAGGCGATTATCGCCGAGCACGCTCCGGAGGAGTACGCATATCAGCCCGCGCGTGGAGAAGTTGGTGCCCGCAAGGCCGACTACACCATGGTGGACGTGATTCCGGTCAGCGATCCTAACAGTTCAACCATGGCGCAGCGTGTGGTCCAGTATCAGGCTGTTCTCCAGATGTCGCAGCAGGCACCGCAGATTTACAACCTGCCGGTCCTCCACCGCGAGATGATGGACGTGCTGGGTATTAAGAACGCGGACAAGATTGTACCAACAAAAGCCGATGCGAAGCCGACGGACCCTGTCAGCGAAAACATGGACGCGCTGATCGGCAAGCCGATGAAGGCATTTATCTACCAAGACCATCAAGCGCATATCGCGACACACATGTCGTTTATGCAGGACCCGATGATCGCACAGATGATCGGCCAGAACCCGCAGGCGCAACAGATTATGGCCTCGTTGCAGGCACACATCGCGGAGCATCTCGGGTTCCAGTACCGCCAGCAGATCGAGGAGAAGCTCGGGGCCCCGCTACCCGATCCAAACTCGGAACTGCCACAGGAAGTCGAGGTCCAGTTGTCTCGCCTCGTGGCCGACGCCGGTCGCCAGCTCACGCAGGCTCACCAGCAGCAGGCTGCACAGCAGCAAGCGCAACAACAGCAGCAAGACCCGCTGTTCCAGCTCCAGCAGGCTGAGCTGCAGGTCAAGCAGGCTGAAGTTCAGCGTAAAACGGCAAAAGATCAGGTTGATGCTCAGATCAAGCAGCAACAGCTGAAGCTCCAGACGGCTAAGAGCATGACTGACGCCATGCTGAAAGCTGAGGAGCTCAAGGTGGAGAAGACGGGGTTGGCTATCGACGCCGAAGTCAAGGGTGTCGAGATGAGTCGCGCGCGCCGGGAGGCGCAGGACAAGACCGCAATCGAGGTCGCCAAGCTCATGCAGTCACAACAAAACAAGCCAAAAGAGGGTAAATAACTCATGGCAAAGACCGTCTTTGACGTGCTTACAGATAAGATCGACGAGCAAATCTCGTCTGCAACCCAGTTTCTGACCGGGGGGTCCCCCAAGGACTACGCCGGGTACAGAGAAGTTGTTGGCTTAATTCGGGGTCTCGAAGCCAGCAAGTCTTACATTGAAGACCTCTCGCGTAACTATATGGACAACGATGATGACTGAAGCCGCAGTTAAGATCAGCGAACAAGAGTTTGAGGCACAACTGCCCAAGCCAGTGGGCTACCGCCTGCTTATCGCGCTCCCGCAAGTCTCTGAGACCTACGAGGGCACCCAGATTATCCGCACCGACAAGGAGCGGGACCGGGAACACATCATGTCTATCATCGGCCTTGTCGTCGATGTGGGCGATCAAGCCTACTCAGACCCTGACCGGTTCCCCACTGGTCCGTGGTGCAAGCAGGGTGACTACGTCATGTTCCGCATGAACTCTGGTACACGTTTCCGCATGGGCGACACGGAGTACCGGCTTATGAACGATGACTCGATCGAAGCGGTGGTCGCCGACCCCCGCGGCATTCAGCGTGCATAGGGAGATAAGACATGCCGTTTCAGAAAGTGGAGTTTGAGTTCCCGAACGACGAAGACGACAAGATGGAGATTGAAATCGAGTCTTCCTCCGCGGAGCCCATGAAGAAACCGGGCAAGGCAGAGAAGAAAGATGAGGTGACCGTAGAAGTCGAAGACGACGTGGAAGTCGACGTTGTGGACGACACTCCTCCCGCGGATAGGGGGCGTAAGTCATCTGATCCACCCGAAGAGGTCACCGACGAGGAGCTTGAGGAGTATTCCGATAAAGTTCGGAAACGTATCAAGCACTTTAGCAAGGGCTATCACGACGAGCGCCGTGCTAAGGAAGCGGCCTTGCGGGAGAAGCAAGAGCTTGAGCGCCTCGCACAGCAGTTGTTTGAAGAAAACAAGAAGCTGAAGACGTCTAGCACCAAGAGTCAAGCGGCGCTTATCGAGCAGGCCAAACGCAGTGCGGCTGCCGATATGGAGAGCGCCAAGACGGAGTATAGAACCGCCTATGAATCCGGTGACTCAAGCGCCGTGCTTGAAGCACAGGAAAAGCTAACGACCGCTAGGCTTAAACTCGAAAAGGTAAACAACCTTAGAGTACCAACTTTACAGGAGAACGAAACACCTGTACAAGTTAAGGCAGAACCCGCCCCGGCACCACAAGTCGATCAGCGGGCCATGGATTGGAAAAACCAAAATCCGTGGTTCCAGACCGATGATGAGATGACGAGCTTTGCGCTGGGGTTGCACAATAAGCTCGTCAAAGAGGGTGTAAGCCCTCAGAGTGATGCCTACTACGAGCGCATTGATGCTCGTATGCGCCAAGTGTTCCCGGATCAGTTCGAGAGCACGAAACAGCGGACTCCAGAACCGAAGCGTAAGGCCTCGGTCGTGGCACCTGCAACGCGCAGCACTGCGCCAAACAAGGTGACCCTGACCAAAACACAGGTCAATATCGCGAAGAGGTTGGGGCTTACCCCTGAACAATACGCCAGACAGGTTGCAATAGACATGAGGAAACAGAATGGCTGAGAATCGCATCAATCGCGAGCTTGATACCCGTGAAAAGGCCGTACGCAAGCGGAGTTGGCAGCGCCCGGAAGTTCTTCCATCGCCAAATCCAGAAGCTGGCTACGACTATCACTGGGTCCGTGTAAGCACGCAGGGGCAAGTCGACGCTACAAACCTTTCCTCGAAACTGCGTGAAGGTTGGGAACCCGTGAAAGCGGCGGATCATCCCGAGATTACCATGGTCACCGTTGAAAACGAACGGTTTGCGGACAACGTGGTGATCGGTGGGTTGATGCTCTGCAAAGCACCGAAAGAGTTGGTTGACGAGCGTACCGAATACTACACCGCTCAAACCAAGTCCCAGATGCAATCAGTGGATAGCAACTTCATGCGCGAGAACGACCCACGTATGCCGCTCTTTAACGAGCGTAAAACACGGGTCACCTTTGGTAATGGAACCTAACAGGAGCTAGAGATGGCATATCCTACCGTTGACGCCCCCTACGGGCTGAAGCCGATCAATCTGATCGGTGGTCAGGTGTTTGCAGGTGCTACTCGCCAGATTCCGATTGCTTCGGGCTATGCAACGAACTTGCTGAATGGCGACGTTGTTAAGCTTGTAAGCGACGGTACGCTGGAGAAAGACACCGGCACTACCACTGCGACCCCCGTCGGAGTTTTCCTTGGCTGCAAGTACACGGACCCGAATCTGGGTTACGAGCTGTACAGCCAGTACTACCCCGCTAACACTGTAGCGAGCGATATCGTCGCCTACGTTGCAGATGACCCGGACCAGCTGTTTAAGGTCGCCGTCGTGTCTGGCACGACTGTGGTCGCAGGTGTGGGCCGCACTGTTGTTGGTAATAACATGTCGCTGGTCCAGAACGCTGGCTCAACCACCACTGGTAATTCGAAAGTCGCTGTACTTTCGGGCTCCGCAGCAACCACGAACACTTTGCCGATTCGCGTTATTGACGTTGTGCCGGATACTGCTACCGCAGCCGACACCTACGTCGAGCTGATCGTTAAGTGGAACTGGGGCATGCACCAGTATCAGAACGCAACTGGCGTATAAGGAGTGATGTAACATGGCTATTTCACGCGCCCAGCTACTCAAAGAACTCCTCCCCGGTCTGAACGCTCTGTTCGGGATGGAGTACGCCAAGTACGGTGAAGAGCACGCCGAAATCTTCGAAACTGAGACTTCTGAGCGCTCATTCGAAGAGGAAACGAAGCTATCGGGCTTCTCAGCTGCGCCGGTTAAGAACGAAGGCTCCGCCATTTCGTATGATAACGCGCAGGAAGCATGGACCGCTCGCTACACGCACGAAACCATCGCAATGGGCTTCTCCATCACTGAAGAAGCTATTGAGGATAACCTGTACGACTCGCTGTCGTCGCGTTATACCAAATCGCTGGCTCGTGCTATGGCCTACACCAAGCAGGTGAAGGCAGCGGCGATCCTGAACACCGCGTTCTCTGCTGGCACCACCTACGGTGACGGCGTTACGCTGTGCTCGACCGCTCACCCGTTGATCTCGGGTGGCTCTAACTCCAACCGTCCCTCGGTTGCTGCAGACCTCAACGAGACCTCGCTTGAAGCTGCAGTCATCCAGATCGCTGGTTGGACTGACGAACGTGGTCTGCTCATCGCAGCCAAGCCTCGCAAGTTGGTTATCCCACCTGCGCTGCAGTTCGTTGCTACCCGCCTGCTCGAGACCGAAGGCCGTGTCGGCACCGCCGATAACGACTTGAACGCTCTGCGCTCGAACGGGTCGATCCCCGAAGGCTACACCGTGAACCACTATCTGACGGACACCAACGCTTGGTTCCTGATGACGGACGTTCCCAACGGTCTGAAGCACTTCGTCCGTGCACCGATGTCGACGTCTATGGACGCAGACTTCGATACGGGTAACTCGCGCTACAAGGCACGTGAGCGTTATTCGTTCGGTGTCTCGGACCCGCTGGGTATCTTCGGCTCGCCGGGCGCGTAAGCGTACAGGCAACGCTAGGGGAGGGGAGACTTCGGTCTCCCCTTTCTTTTTGTTTTGTTATGCTGTAATCTACCACTATCCCTGACAGTCACGCGGTGTGGCTGACTTGACCCACGACAGGAGATACACATGGGTACTACGACCTTTAGCGGTCCAGTCGTCTCGAACAACGGCTTCAGCGGCAACGTCACCGGCAACATCACCGGCGACGTCACCGGCAACATCACCGGCGACGTCACCGGCGCAATCAAACTCCCGTCATACACAGTTGCAGGGGCCCCTTCGGCTTCCACGGCTGGCGCTGGTACGGTCATTTACGTTTCCAACGGTGCGGCGGGTTCGCCAGTCATGGCGTTCTCGAATGGAACTAACTGGCTTCGCGTGGATACGCTCGCTACCATCTCCGCTTCGTGAGGTGACTCATGACTATTAAATGGGAACCCGCGAGCGAAGAAGAGCTTGCAGCGCGCCAGCCCCCCAAGCCGGTTAAAAAGCCCGCCCCTTCGAAGGATGCTGAACAATGACCACAGATGTCCGCAGTGTGACGCTTACCGCTGATGGTACGGTCTATGCTGGGCGGCAGCGCATCCGGCACGTCACCTATCTAGCGACTGCCACTGCAGGCAGTATCGTGTTGAAAGATGGTGGTTCGTCGGGTGTGACTAAGCTCGATGTAGCAACCCCCGCCTTGGCCGACGCGTACGATATCGTTATTCCGGGCGAGGGCATCCTATTTGAGACGGATGTCTACTTGGACCTGACCAACGTATCGTCGGTTACGTTTTTCTACGGGTGATATCATGGCAAAATCCCCTGCATGGCAGCGCAAAGAAGGCAAAAACCCCGAAGGCGGATTGAACGCCAAAGGGCGCGCGTCCGCCAAAAAGCAAGGGATGAACCTAAAACCCCCTGCGCCAAATCCGAAGTCTAAGGAAGACAAAGGTCGTAGGGCATCTTTTTGCGCCCGTATGAAAGGGATGAAGGCGAAGAATACCTCGTCGAAGACTGCCAATGACCCCAATTCCCGGATCAATAAGAGCCTTCGGGCGTGGAATTGCTGATGCCACCGAAGTCGGAAAAACAACGCCGCTTTATGGCAGCTGTCGCAAACAACCCCAAATTCGCCAAGAAGGTGGGGGTCCCTCAAAACGTAGGAGAAGAAATGATGAAGAAATACCAAGAGGGTGGCCCGACCACGTCAATCCGTCCCCGCATGCGTCCGAAAGACATGATGGGCAGCGCCTCTGCACCGAAGCGCTCTATCCGCGCACGTCGTCGCCCGGAAGACATGGAAGCGGACATGGAGACGGACATGTCGGTGGACACCGCAGTCGGGCGCAGCAACCGCGCTGCTGAACGGGACGCATACGATATGCGCACTCTCGGCCCGGGATCGGGTATGAAAATGGGTGGTAAAGTCGGCATGCACAAAATGCCTGACGGCACTATGATGAAAGACTCCGCACACAAGATGAAGGCCGGTGGCCAGCTTAAGATGGTCGAAAAAGACGGTAAGAAAGTCCCTTCTTTTGCGGCTGACGGGGTCGGTAAGATGAAGGCCGGTGGTAAAGTCCGCGGTTACGGTAAAGCCCGTGGCGGCAAAGCCTGTAAAATGATGTAATGCGTGCGCATTACAAAAAAGGTGGGGCGGTGAAGGATGCCTGCTATAGCAAGGTAAAATCTCGCTATAAGGTCTTCCCGTCCGCCTATGCTTCGGGGGCAATCGCTAAATGCCGTAAGGTTGGCGCTAAGAGCTGGGGCAACAAGGGGAAAAAGTAATGGCTGTTCGCAAGACAGAAAAGGGTGCGGCACTAAAACGCTGGTTCCAAGAGGACTGGAAGGACGTGCGTACTGGAAAGTCTTGCGGACGCCAAGAAGGGGAGAGTCGTGGCACGCCCTACTGTAGACCCAGTAAACGCGTGTCTAGCAAGACCCCTAAAACCAGTAGCGAGATGAGCTCGTCAGAAAAGAGCAAGAAGATCGCCGAAAAGAAACGGCTAGGACAACCCGCGGGTAGTCCACGCCGGGTGTCGCCAGCAAAACGAGGCAGCAAGTGACCACTTCTGGAACCACAGCGTTTAACATGGACTTCACGGAGATCGCCGAGGAAGCATGGGAGCGTGCGGGCCGGGAGATGCGTTCTGGTTACGACCTGCGCACTGCGCGGCGGTCCATGAATTTGATGACGATCGAGTGGCAAAACCGCGGCATCAATATGTGGACGATTGATGAGGGCACACAGGCTCTTACGCAGGGTGTAAGGCAATACACGCTCCCTGCGGACACCATTGATTTGCTGGAGCAGGTTATCCGTACCGGGTCAGGTAGTACGCAACAGGACATCAACCTCTCGCGTATCAGCGTGAGCACCTACTCCACTATCCCTAACAAAACAAATACGGGTCGGCCTATCCAAGTGTGGATTGAGCGTCTGCGGGATGCTCCGCGGATAAACGTATGGCCTGTGCCGGACTCCAACGAATACACGCTCGTTTACTGGCGCATGCGACGGGTTCAAGACGCCGGTGCTGGTGTTCAGACCGCGGATATGAACTTTCGCTTCCTTCCATGTCTGGTCGCGGGGCTGGCGTACCATATCGCTATGAAATCACCCGAGCTCGCACAGCGTATCCCGCTCCTAAAAGCGGAGTATGAAGATCAGTTCCGACTCGCCGCAGAAGAGGATCGGGAAAAGGCACCTGCCCGGTTTGTCCCCAGCGTGAGGATGATTAGATGACTAATCGCTTCGCTTCGGGACAAAAAGCGATCGGTATATGCGACGTATGTGGGTTCCAATACCCCTTACGCAAACTGCACACGACGTTCGTAAAAGGACGTAAAACCAACGTATTGTCTTGCCCAACTTGTTGGGACCCAGACCACCCACAGCTTCGTCTGGGAGAGTTTCCAGTCGATGACCCACAAGCTCTGCGTAACCCACGGCCAGACAGTGCCGAATACGCTGAGAGTCGCGCGATTATCCTACCAATGCGTCCGGTAGTAGGTACTGGATTTATTGGGCAGGTCACTGTAATAACTTCGTAGGAGATACGAACATGCCTAGCAACTGTGGAACCAAGAAGATGATGTCTGGTGGCAAGGTCGAAAACGCATCCAAGAAGATGCGGAAACCCGCTAAGAAAGCTGGGGGCATGCAAAAGCCTACCAAACAAGCTGGGGGCACAAAAATTCGTGGGACTGGTGCTGCTACTAAAGGCACCATGGCTCGGGGGCCTATGGGTTAACACATGAACTACACCGAGCTGAAAGCCAACATTGAAGACATCTGTGAAAACTCCTTCACAGAAGATCAGCTCGCTATGTTCGTTCAGCAGGCTGAGCAGAAAATCTACAACTCAGTGCAGATTCCTGCGCTGCGGAAGAACGTGACAGGTAACCTGACTTCGGGGATTAAATACCTGTCTACCCCCTCAGACTTTCTGTACAGCTACAGCCTTGCCGCCATTGATGGGTCCGGGAACTATACGTACCTCCTCAATAAGGATGTAAACTTTATCCGCGAGGCGTATCCCGGATCGTCCCCTACGGGCTTTCCGAAACACTACGCATACTTTGACGATAACTCGTTTATTCTTGGTCCAACCCCGGATGCTGCTTATGGAATGGAGCTGCATTACGGGTATTACCCAGAGTCCATCGTTACGGCAGGTACGACGTGGCTAGGAGATGAGTTTGACTCAGCATTGCTAAATGGTTCACTCGTTGAGGCTATACGCTTCATGAAGGGTGAGCAGGATATGGTTAACACGTACAACCAAATGTACGTGCTTGCTATTGGTCTGCTTAAGAACCTCGGAGACGGAAAATTGCGTCAAGATGCCTACCGTTCCGGTCAGGTACGCAACCCAGTAAGCTAAGGAGACACCGATGGCCATCACACAGGCAATGTGCACGTCCTTCAAAAAGGCCCTTCTCGACGGCGAGATGGACTTCAGCTCGGATACGGCACAAACATTCAAGATCGCACTTTACACATCGAGCGCTACGCTTAGTGCAGCTACGACTGCGTACAGTGCAACTAACGAAGCTTCGGGGACAGGGTACACCGCTGGCGGTAATACGCTGACGATCTCTACAAACCCGACGACGTCGGGTACCACAGCGTTCCTTGATTTCGCAGACACGACTTGGGCTGCGGCTACGATCACCGCACGGGGTGCGTTAATCTACAAGAGTGGTGGGGGAGACCCCGCGGTGGCGGTTCTGGACTTTGGTTCGGATAAGACCTCGACCGCAGGTGATTTCACCATCCAGTTCCCGACAGCAGACGCCTCGAACGCTATCCTGCGCATCGCCTAGGTGGCATAAATGGCGAGTGTGCTTGTCACCTATAGAGGCTGGTCGTCCGGTGGTTGGGGCGATACAGCGTGGGGTGGCGACGTACAAATGCCGTTCGCAACGGGTGCTGTTGGTACAGTAACCGTTGTTGCAAACGCCAATGTCTTCCCGAGCGGGCTATCCGCTACGGGTGGGGTCGGCACAGTTAGTGTCATAGCCGAGGCTAATGTATCCCCGACAGGGGTCGAAGCCACAGGCGCTGTGGGTATCGTAGCGATATCTGCCGCAGCAAACGTAGCGGTAACTAGTGTAGAAGGCAGCGCAGAACTTGGTTCTGTAATCGCCACCGCGGGCGCAAATATCTACCCGAGTGGGTTAGAGGCCACCGGCGCAGTTGGCACTGTTGCGGTTGTTGCGGAAGCCAACGTATACCCAACCGGTGTGCAAGGTACAGCGCAACTTGGAGTGGTTACAACAAGCGCGGACGCAAATGCCTATCCAAGCGGAATTGCCGCTACTGGCGGGGTCGGGAGCGTTGTTGTTACCGGCACCGCCAATGTCTCCCCTGCCGGAGTCCAAGGCACCACGCAACTCGGCGTAGTCGCTACAAGCTCTGACGCGAATGTATCTCCAAGCGGACTCGCTGCTACGACTGCATTGGGCACAGTTGCTTTCTCTCTCGGCGCGACAGTACAAGTTATAGGATTGTCTGGCACCGCGGTTCTTGGTACAGTCACACCCAAGGCAAACGCGACCGTCTACGCTGTAGGCATCGTAGCAACCGGCACAGCCGGAGTTCCGTTAGTTTGGGGGCAGGTTGACGACAACCAGAACCCGGATTGGCAGGATATACACGACACTCAAAACCCCGGATGGGGGGCTTCGCCTAGTGCGCAATCTCCGAACTGGAACGGCATCATCGATGCGCAAGCTCCAAACTGGAATAGCGTACCTGAAACACAGTCGCCCGACTGGGCAGATATAGCGGCATGAGGTGCTAGATGGCTACGCAATATACAACGATCCTTAAGTTGGCGTTGCCGACACAGGGCGAACTCAGCGGCACATGGGGTGACGTCGTAAACGAAAACATCACGTCGATGGTCGAAGAGGCTATCGCGGGCCGCGCGGTCATCAATACGTGGACCACAAACTCACATACTCTCACCACAGCAAACGGCCTCACGTCGGAATCGCGCTGTGCAATGCTTGAGTTTACGGATAGCGGCGCGGCGCTTACCGGTGCTGGCACGGTCATCTGCCCGACACAACCTAAGATTTACCTGTGTAAGAACTCTACCGGTCAGATCATCACGATTAGAACCTCCGCAGGTACTGGCGTCGCCGTGCAGAACGGGCAGGCTAAGTTCGTGTTCTGTGATGGTACAAACGTCGTAGAAGCCGTCACCAGCATGACCACGCTGAAGGTCGGCACCGGTGTGCAGGTCAACACGATTCTCGACGAAGACAACATGGCGTCTGACAGCGCGACAGCTTTGGCTACACAGCAGTCGATCAAGGCCTACGTGGACAGCCAAGTTACCGCGCAAGATTTGGATTTTGCCGGGGGTAGTGGCACCGGTGCAGTTGATCTTGATAGTCAGACTTTTACGATCGCGGGAACGGCCAATGAGATCGAAACCGCGGCTTCTGGTCAGACGCTGACTGTTGGTTTGCCTGCAGCTATTATTGTTACCACTTCGGTCACCACACCCACGGCGCAGGTCACTAACCTCAACGCCAATGACGGTACCACTGCGGCGACTATTGCGAACTCCACCGGCGTCATGACGATCAACTCCGCGGTGCTAACCACGGCGGACATCAATGGCGGCACCGCGGACAACGTGGCTATTGGCTCGGCTACGCCCTCTACCGGTGCGTTCACCACCGTTACGGCTACGGGCAACATAACGTCCCAAGGCCAAGTCATCACCAACACGATCAACGAGCAGACGGCTACGTCCGGTGTTACTGTTGACGGCGTCCTGCTGAAGGACGGCGGGGCTACGTTCACGGCTGACATCACTATCCCCGACAAGATCGTCCACTCCGGCGACACCAACACCTCCATTCGTTTCCCTGCGGCTGATACCGTAACGGTGGAGACTGCTGGGGTTGAGCGGCTTCGGGTGGATAGTTCGGGCAACGTAGGGATTGGGACGAGTTCGCCTGCTCAAATGCTGCATCTGTCTGGCACCATTCCAGACATTCAATACACAGACACGACAGGCAATGAGTGGCGCGTTGGAAACAACAACGGTGTCTTCCGCTTCTATGACGTGACCGCAGCCGCAGAACGTATGCGTATCGACGCATCAGGCAACGTGGGGATTGGGACGAATTCTCCCGGCTCTCCTCTTGAGGTATCCTTTTCCAACTCAAGTGTTTACTCGTCTGCGACAGACACTGATTATGCCGCATCGTTAACAATTGGAAACACTAGTGACACCGAAGGGTCGTATAGCGCCTTAAAGCTACTGAGCCAAAACGCAGGTGGTGTTACTGGCTTTTGGTCGATTGCTTCCGTTTCGACATCTTCGAACTATGACAACCATCTTGTTTTCCATCAGAGAACTGGGTCTGCGACCTATGCAGAACGCGCCCGCATCGACAGCAGCGGGAACTTTTTTGTAGGGGCAACTGAACTTAGCACCACCAGCACAACCGACACGGGTGGTTCCATAACGGCCAATGGTGCCGCAAGTTTTTTGCGAGCCAGCAATACGCCCCTTAACGTCATGCGCCAGACAAACGATGGCACTCTTGTCGATCTCCGGCAGGGCGGGACTTCGGAAGGCACCATCTCAGTATCCGGCACGACCGTCAGCTACAACGGTGGCCACCTCTCCCGCTGGGCGCAATTCCCAGACAACTCGCGTCCTGAACTTCTCAAAGGCACGGTCATGTCGAACCTTGACCAGATGTCCAACTGGGACAACGAGGACAACGAACAGCTTAACTGCGTTCAGGTCAGCGCAGTCGAGGGGGATGCCAACGTGGCTGGGGTGTTCGTGGCTTGGGACAGCACCGACGATGGCTACAACGACATCCTGCTTGCCATGACGGGCGACATGGTGATCCGCATTGGTGCGGGCACCACGGTCCAGCGCGGCGATCTCCTGATGTCCGCAGGCGACGGCACGGCTAAACCTCAGGGCGACGACATTGTGCGCTCCAAGACCATCGCCAAGGTCACGTCAACCCATGTGTCTCACACCTACGCTGACGGCTCCTACGCTGTCCCGTGCGTGTTGATGGCTTGCTAACTTAACCCATAACCCCGAAAGGAGGATCACGATGGCCGAGAAAAAACCAAACGTCATCACGATCAACGACAAAGACTACACCGAAGACCAACTGACGGACGAGCAGAAGATGCTTATCAATCACGTTGCTGATCTGGACCGCAAGATCGGTTCGACACGGTTCAACCTTGACCAGCTTCAGGTTGGCCGTGATGCCTTCGTCAACATGCTCACCGCCTCGCTGGCACAAGGAGAAACAGAATGACCGCGACTATTACTTGGAAGATTTCCCAACTCGACCGCAATGCCGCTGATGGTGGCGTGACGACCGCCCACTGGACTGTCTCTGCCGTTGACGGGGACTACAGCGCCTCCGCATACAGCTCCGCAGGCTTCACTCCTGACGCCACCGCAGCGGGCTTCAAGCCCTACGACACCCTTACCGAAGCCGACGTGCTGGCATGGGTCTGGGGTTCCGTGGACAAAGCCGCCGCAGAGGCCAGCCTGTTGCAGCAGATCGAAGCCCAGAAGGCACCTGTCACCCTGACCGGGACGCCGTGGTAAAATGACCACCGAAATGCTCTGGAGCCTCGGTCTTAGCGCAGCACTCGGCCTGATCGGCTGGGTGCTGAAAAACCACGTCGAAGAGGTCAAGCGGCTGCAAATCCTGCTGAACCGCACACGCGAGGAAGTAGCCCGTGACTACGTCACGCGGGCCGACATGCACACCGACATGAATCGGGTCATCTCTCGGCTGGACAACCTCGACAAGAAGATCGACGAACTGATGCGGAGCCTTAGCCGATGAGACTAGCACTCGTCCTCTTGGTCGCTGGCTGCGGCCCTGTTACTGTATCGTCCGTGGCCTACACGACGGCCTGCCCGAAAGGTGACCGCCAGTGCGAAATCCGCCAGAACGCAGAGACGCTTTACTACATGGCGCACGGCGATGCGGCCAACGAGCTGCTATGCTCTGGCGATACGCGGGACGTTATGGGTGCGCTCTGCTCTGTCTACTGACGACAGCAGCCAGCGCCCAAGTCACGGGCGACCTGAACACCAACTCCGGCAACACCAACTCCACCATCGACAGCAACAACGTCTCGACCAGTGAGACGCGGAACTACAACGGCGCTGGCTCATCTCCGTTCTCTACGCCCGTGCCGACAGCCGCAGCACCGACAGTCATGGGCGGCGGCGGCAATGATAGTTGCCTGATCCCGAAGCAGCAGGCTTTCCAAATCAGCATCTTTGGCCGCGCCGAGGGCAGCATGGAGCAAGACCCTGAGTGCAACCGCCGCAAGGACGCAAGGCTGCTCGGCACCCCGCAGGAAGCTGGCGGGCTGGGCCTACAGGTCAGCGGCATTTCCGTCATGTGCGACAACGCCAACGTCTACAAAGCTATGGCGCTGGCCAGCACACCCTGCCCGATCTATTCGATTGAGACGGGCAAGCTGCTGGTGGGCCGCGAGGGCTATCTGGCTATGCGTGACAACCCGCATACCTATGTGGTAGGATACGCCCAAGATCGGTCCTTCTGGGACACCTTCCTTCGCATTGGAGAGGAACTGCCCGATGTCATACCTGAAACAAGCAGCGGCCCTACTCTGTCTGAGCGTTTCCGCCGCTCACGCCGATCCGACGATGACGGACCTACAGGGGTCGGCCCAGACAATCCTTAACCAACTGAACGCGGCTCAGAGCCTGACGGCTGGTGCGACCTACAGCGCCAGCAACGGCGACATCCTTGAACCCGGCGTCATGCAGGACGCCGCCGTTACCGAGCAGATGCGTCTTGATTACAACTCAGACATTCAGGGGGTGATCGACGCGACGTACTACAACGCCGAGATTTTGTTTCAGGATCAACACACCGCAGCAATGGCAAATCTCGATACGGCTGTCGATCAACTCGTTGCCGCAACTGCGGTTTTGATGGAGGTGCAGGCCGTCGCCAATATGGCCGCCAACGCCGACACGGTGCAGGAACAGATGGCCGTGCAGGCTGTCCTAACCAACAATGACATGACCATCAGCGCCGCCGATGTGAACAACTACAACAACGCTCTCGGCGCTGTGCAGTCCTACGCCCGCGACGCTGGCGCTTTCTTGGCTGCCTCGCGCAATGCGACCATGACCGGGACGGTGGATGCCTACGCGGCCAACAGCGGCACGAGCCTCTACGGCGCGACTGTGACTTACTCGCCCACGTCTGACATCATGAACATCACCGCAGCCAACGTCTTCGGCATCGGCCTGCAAGGGCTGCTTGGTGCTGACACTGTGACGCTGGCCGACGTGTACGCTGCGGGTTACGGCTCGTGAGCGAAGAAGCTGAAACCACTGGCCTGCGGATCGCGGGCTTTGACGTAAAGGGCTGGTGGTTCGCCGCCGCCCTGCCCGTCCTGTCTGGTATCAGCGGCACGATTTACTATGGCTACGATGTGGTCAATCGGTTCTGGGGCGTGGAGGAAAGCGTTGCCGAAGTTCTGGATGTGGTCAGCCGGGTGCAAACCCTTGAGCAAGCAATCCAAGACAACGATGTGCGCGGCCTTGCACCGAAGCTGTCGGCAATCTCGACCCAGATGGGGACGATCCTTGAGCAGCAGAAAGAGTTGATGGACCTGCGGTCTAAGGTGGAGAAAGCCGAGGGCGTCACGTCCGGCATCGACGGCAAGCTGCAATCGTACGATGCAGAGATCGAGGACCTGTGGAAAGCTATGGACGATCTGATAAGGAACCCGATGCAATGAAGACCGAGTACTTTGTCTGGGGCGGCTTTGCCGTCGCTATCGCCGCGATCTTCTACCTGTCTGGTGACGGGTTTTATCGCTATCCCTGCCAAGACCCAGCCAATTGGTCTGCGGTTGAGTGCCAACCCCCTATTTGCCTTCGCACAAAGAACTGTGCGACCGATCTGACAGGAGCCTCAGAATGAGCAAGAACGATCCAGAAATCATGGAAGCCAAGCTGCGCTACTTCATCGGGTGCGCCTTGGTGGTGATCTTGGCTGGCACCATCTTCACCATCCTCTACAGCCTTGTCTTCGTGACCCAGCCTCTTGGAGAGTCGAGCGAAAATGACCGCAAGTTCTTTGAACTGCTGACGCCCATCGCCTCGTTCATCGTCGGCGCTCTCGGCGGCGTGATGGCGGCAGGCAACAACCGCAACAAGGGTGGCAATGACGAGCCGCCAACACAGGAGTACACCGAATGATTGGACGCATGGTTGGAATGCTCATTGGCCGCAAGCTGAAAGAGAGAGCCGTGGACGCAGTGCTGGACAAGGTGAACCTGCCTGACCCGGTGGAGAACGCCATCAAGGTTGCCGCCACTGGAAACGTCGGCGACCTGCTCGGCGGCATGGGCACGGACATGGCGAAAGAGGCTGTTCTTGGTGAGCTCACCAAGAAGGTGCCGACCAAGAGACCCAAGAAATGAGGTGGTTCGTTGCCCTGCTCTTGTCAGCAACCCCTGCGTTTTCTACGCCCTACGAGATCACTAGGATCATCGACGGCGATACGGTGGAGATTGCGGTGGATTTTCTCCCGTCGCCCCTCCCGCCCAAGCTCTCAATCCGGGTGATTGGCATCGACACCCCAGAGAAAGCACCTCGCGCACAGTGTGATGCCGAGGCCGCCTTGGCCAAGAAGGCCAGCGCCTTTACAAAAGACGCGGTCGCCAACGCCCTCGAAGTCGATGTCGTGATCCTCAAGTGGGACAAGTACGGTGGCCGGGTGCTGGGTGAGGTCTATCTAGACCATCAGAGCCTAGCCCAAAGCCTGATTTCCGCGGGCCTAGCCCGTCCATACAAAGGTGACGCCAAGCAGTCTTGGTGCGAATAGGAGATAGACGATGAGCCTAATTACCGTAGACCAGCTGCGCGCGATGATCCCCACCAATAAGGAGGTCGAGGCTTGGTGCGAGGAGCTGAACAAAGCACTGCCGAAGTACGACATCACGACTGACCAGCGCATCGCCGGGTTCATCTCGCAGTGCGCTCACGAGTCGATGGACTTCAACGCCATGTCCGAGAACCTCAACTACCGCGAGGAAACGCTGAACAAGGTGTTCCCGCGCTACTTCGGCCCCGGCAAGCGCAACGCCGCCGAGTATGCCAAGAACCCTGAGAAGATCGCCAACTACGTCTACATGGACGAGTTCCGCACATCCAAGCTGGGCAACGTGCAGCCTGGTGACGGCTGGCGCTTTCGTGGCCGTGGGCTGAAGCAGCTCACTGGCCGGGATAACTACACTCGCTTCGCCAAGGACTACGACCTGACAGCGGAAGAAGCTGCCGTGTGGGTAGAAACCAAGGAAGGTGCGTTGGCATCGGCACTGTGGTTCTGGAACACCAACAAGCTGAACCCGATTGCCGACACTGGTGACGTGGCTGCACTCACGAAGAAGATCAACGGGGGCAACATCGGCCTAGCGGATCGTCAGGCGCGCTATGCCAAAGCTATGGCTGCTTTGGGTGGTAAGATCGACGCCGCTGCCCCCGTAACGGCAGCTGTGTCTGAGACCCTACGCCGTGGTTCGAAGGGTGAGGCCGTCAAAAAGATGCAGGCTAAACTCGGCCTAACAGCCGACGGTGACTTCGGCCCCGGCACCGAGGCTGCGCTCAAGAAGTGGCAGGCTGCAAACGGTCTGACTGCCGACGGCGTGGCTGGCCCTAAAACTCTTGCGGCGTTGATGAAATAGGAGACCCGATGCGTGTAGAAAATAAACCACGTGACTTAGGTGATGGTGTAATAGAGCCTGCACACACTGTTGAACAAGTTTGCGCTCATTGTGGATATGATCTAGACGAAACCGAGATATCCGCAGATGCTTGCTCTGACTGTGGCGAACCGCTGAATCTAAAGCAGAGTGTCTCTATCCAAGTGACGACGCTGCCCCTATTTGGGGGTTCCATGTGAGGTAAGATATGCCGCTACAGAACATACGCTTCCAACCGGGAATTAACCGCGAAAACACCAGCTATACCAACGAGGGCCGTTGGTACGAGGGCGACAATGTGCGGTTCCGCCAAGGCCTGCCAGAGAAGATCGGCGGTTGGCAGCGTATTTCTGGGACCACCTACCTTGGGGTGTGCCGCTCTTTATGGAACTGGATCACGCTGGGTAGCCAGAACTTGATTGGTGTAGGCACCAATCTGAAGTTCTATATCGAGCAAGGCGGATCATATAGCGATATCACCCCACTTCGCGCGACAGTAAGCCTTACCAACCCGTTTGAGACCACCGCGGGCTCGTCGATCGTAGAAGTTACCGATGCAGCTGGCGGCTATCTTGATGGAGACTTCGTCACGTTTAGTGGTGCTACTGCCGTTGGGGGCGTCACACCCAGTGGGGAATATCAACTCACGCTTATCGGTGCCGCAACTTACACCATCGACGTTGGCACACCGGCGTCATCGAGCACCACCGGCGGTGGGTCTGTCACTGCAGCCTATCAGATCAATACTGGACCGGCTTTTACCGTGCCGTTGACCGGCTGGGGTGCATCTACGTGGAGTTCCGGCACTTGGGGTATTGGTGCATCCTCTACAGACTCGCTGCGCTTGTGGAGCCAAAACAACTTTGGTGAGGACCTAGTATTCGGCCCGCGCGGCGGTGCGGTCTATTACTGGGATGCGACCAGTGGCCTAGCTACGCGCGGCGTATTGCTGTCCTCGCTCGGCGGAGCGTCTAACGTCCCCACGGTACAAAACTTTATTACAATATCCGACGTAAGTAGGTTCGTCTTCTGTATGGGTTGTAACGAGATTGGTAGCGCGACACAGGACCCGATGCTGATCCGCTGGTCCGACCAAGAAAACGCTACGCTTTGGACCCCCGCTGCGACAAACCAAGCGGGTAGCCTGCGGCTATCTCGGGGCAGTGAAATCATTACCGCGGCCCAGTCGCGCCAAGAAATCTTGGTGTGGACAGACGCTGCCCTCTACTCCCTGCAATATCAGGGTGCTCCGGTTGTTTGGGGCGCGCAGCTCGTGGGGGAGAACATCTCCATCGCATCTCAGAACGCAGTGGCATACGCCAACGGCGTAGCTTATTGGATGGGTAACGATAAGTTCTACAAATATGACGGGCGCACGCAACCTTTGCGCTGTGACCTCCGCAAGTTTATCTTCGACGACTTCAACCACCAGCAGTATGAGCAGGTGTGCTCTGGAACCAATGAAGCCTTCCATGAGATTTGGTGGTTCTATTGTTCATCCAGTGCCACGCAGAACGATCGCTATGTAGTCTATAACTACTTAGAAGATGTCTGGTACTACGGTGAACTCGGGCGTTCGGCATGGTTGGATTCGGGCCTGCGGGATCACCCGCTTGCGGCCACGTATTCTAACAACCTTGTCGATCATGAAGATGGCCTCGACAACAACGAAGGCGACACCACGCTCCCGATTCACGCGTACATCGCGTCAACGCAGTTTGCTTTGGGGGAAGGGGACCGCTTCTCATTCATATGGCGCATGCTGCCTGATCTTCGCTTCGACGGGTCCACTGCTAATAACCCTAGCGTGACAATGACACTGCTGCCGCTGGCAAACTCCGGTTCGGGGTATAACACCCCGGCGTCTGAGGGTGGGACAAACGTTGCTACGGTCACGCGGACTTCCGTAGTACCCATCGAACAGTATACAGGTCAGGTATATACACGTGTGCGCGGACGGCAGTTGGCTATTAAGATCGAGTCGACCGCGGTGGGGGTGCAGTGGCAGCTTGGCACACCACGCATCGATATCCGCCCGGATGGGAGGCGGTAGTGGCGAACGAAATTCAAAAAGCCGAGCCCCCCGCCCTACCGCTCGCACCGGAACAGTACGATCGGCCTTTTATGGACCAGAACAGCAACGTGCTGCGTCTGTTTTTCACCCGGATTACCAGCCTGTTAAACACGTTACTTAGTGTCAATAACGGCGGTAGATTTCTCTACATGCCGCAAGGGCTGTTTTACAGCACCACAGACCAGACAGCTGCCGTAGCAAACACGGGGTATCCCGTCGAGTTTGAAATCACATACCTCGGCAGTGGAGTAAGTGTTGTAAGCGATACCCGTATCACTGTCACCGCCGCCGGGATATATAGCTTTCAGGTTACTCTGCAGACGGAGCACTCCGACGCGTCCACAGTGACGTTGTGGACATGGATCAACAAAAACGGTGCTGACGTGCCGTATGGTGGGCAAGCTACGTCTATCAAAGGTAGTGGGGCTCAAACAACCCACTGGAACTTCTCGATTGATCTTACCGCTGGGCAGTACATCGAAATGTATTGGGCAACTAGCAGTACAGCACTATCGCTCCAGTCCACCGCAGCCACTGCACCGCATCCGGGTATCCCAGCGGCTGTTGTCGCTGTCAGCTTCTCCAGCAACTTGTAGGGAATTTATGGACTTCCTAGTCGCCTTTAACGCCGTAGTCGGAGCCACCGCATCTCGCAAGGTAAGCGGTGCAGATGCTAAAGACTATGCTGACTCTCCAGATGAGCTCGGAATTGACAGCTTAGATATGGTAATGGTCGTAGCGGTTTTGACCGATGCGTACGGTATACCTCGTAACGCGCAGTTCGACAACTCGGGTAAATTTACAATCGCAGACCTGCGTGACTACGTGGACAAACACAAAACACAAGAACCTGAGTCCGTGGAAAACCTGTTGGAGTTTGTTTGATGGCAACTGTAGTGGACAGCAAAAAGCAGTTTCTTTCTGCGCCCGAAGTAATCATGCGGTTTGCCCAAGACCTCAACGATACCGGATATCCGCTGCAGAACGTACTTGCGGCTGTCGCTGAAGAACTCGCTATGCCAAGCACCGATCAGGTACAGATCGGGAATACTGTGTTTATCGGGCACATTGGCGAAGGTGAGCACGAGAACGTGATGGAGGGTCGGGCCCTCAACATCGACACCGCTCAGAATTTTGTCCGCAGCGGACTCAAATATCTGGCGTACCTACAAAACAAGGGTATTCGTTACTACCGTACAGACTTCAACGCGCAGGAGTATTTGTCTGCGTTCCAGTTTTGGTATAATAAAACAAAGGACACTGACACCGAAGTCGACGTTGTTCAGCTCGATAACGGCGGATACCGCGCGTACATCTACATCGGGGATGACTCCCTAAAAGAGTTCTGGAGGGTTTAATGGCGGTTCTTGTCCCGATCTTCTTTGGTGCAGCTGGTGCTGCAGTCGCCGTAACCGCCGGTGCAAGTATCGCCACCGCAGCGCTGGTGGGCGTGGGGGCTGCTATTGTATCGCACAAGACGGGTGCAGCTGACTGGGTGTACGATAACATTGTGAAGCCAGTTGGTAAGGCGGTAAAACGCGTCCTTACATCGGACATTGGCCAGTTTGTAACGAAAGCCGCGGCGCTACTTACGGGTAACGCGTGGGCAATTCCGCTCATTGACGGCGCTACAACGCTTGCAAACGGTGGTTCGTTTGGTGACGCCTTAAAGTCAGCAGCTATCTCCTACGTCGGCGGTAAGGTCGGAAACCTTGCTGGTGAACTAGCCTCTCAAACGATGGTAAATGCGGGAGCGTCCGCGTTTGCTACGCAGCTTGTTAGTTCGGCGGCAGGTTCCGGTGCAGGTCGCGCGACGGTCGCACTTGTTATGGGGCAGGACCCAGTAAAAGCGTTTATTCAAGGGGGCATATCTGGCGGCATTAGCGCGGCGGCTGGCTGGTTGGAGACTAATACAGAAGGTGCGTTCTCAAAATTGCCGCCGGTGGCACGCAACGTGATTACTTCTGGGCTATCCGCGGCGCTTACGGGTCAAGAGCTTACACCCGACTTGATCTGGAACGCGCTGCTTACCAGTGAGGGCGTGACGAAAACCGTAAATACCTTCCTCGGAGAGAATCTCGGACTCGCACAGAAGCTTACTGACAACCAGCTCAGCGCGCTCACGCTTGGCATTCAGCGCACCGCGGCAACCGCTTTTAGCGGAGGTAACGTACCAGACGTTATTTTGAGTCAGCTCAGCCAGTACGGTGAAAAAGAGTTCGTTAAGTGGCTCGATAACAGCAAATTTGGTGATGCGGTCAACAACTCGATCGACAAGATTACCGGGGATTACCAGCGCGCCCAAGCTCAAGCTGAGAAGATGGACGGAGTTGTGAAGTCGCACTCGGGCGCAGTTGATAAGTACAACGCCACTGTAAAGAAGATTAACGACGGGGTAACAAAGCAAGAAGCTCTACGTACGGACTATGAACGTGCGCTCAAGAACTTTCAAGCAAACGAGAGCCAAGCAAACGCTGAAAAGCTCGATGCTGCGGTGAAAGCCTTTAACACGCATGTCACGGCGTTTAACAAAGAGTACGAGAAAACACTTAAGCCGAACCTAGACCTCTACGAACAACAGGTCGCCAACTTTGAGGCGCAGTTTGAAAAAGAGTCAAAGACGTACGATGATTTGGTCGACGATCTTTCGGTCGCTTCGGACCGCATCGCAGAAGACCTGAAGCCTGTGTACAACGAACTTGACCGCACGTTCGTTAAGTTCATGGACCCTAACTTTAACGAGGCAGAGTATCGGAAAATTGCCGGACTAGGTAAAGACGAAGATGCGTACCTACACTGGCTGAGCACTGGTAAGGAGCAGGGGCTACCTACCAATCTTGCCGCATACAACGAAGAATATGGTGCGTATCGGCAAAGGGTCGTCAACTCTGTACTTGAGCGTGCGGGTTTGTCACTCGCCGACATGACTAAAGGTGAGCGCGCAGCGTTCTTGGCCAACATCGACAAACAATACCCCACGCTTCAAGCACTTCGCGATGCTCCAACACAGACGCTTGCAAATAATTTGCTCACTAATAAGGCGCTCGCAGACCGGGTTGCCGCACAGGATTACGTAGCTGGCGTAACGACCATCACACCTGCGATCAACGACGCGCTAAAACGAGCCGGACTTAAGCCGGGTATGGTTGGGGAGTACCTAACCCAAGACGACATCACCGGATTGACTAAGCCTCGCGTCCAGACCGCAGAAACTATTGGTCGTCAAACTGGCATCACGGACCAAGACATCGCTACCGGCGCTGCTCGTCTGACTGTTAACAACGAGGGGCTTCTTGAATGGGGTCGCTTAGAACTAAATACTCCATACTGGGACGCAGAATCTAACCGTCTGGTAAAGAGAGTCTACGTAGAGCAAGGTACTCAGCTTGATGGGTCCTACGTGCTTGTAGATGCCGTAACTGGGACCCGTGTTGGGGGCCTTCAGCTAGATATCACCAAGGCTCAGAATCTGACCGACTTGCAGGAAACTGACCCATCGCTGTTTATCCAAGCGGTTGGGGGCCTAAGCAAAGCTGCTGGGGCTATTATTGACACGCAGGTTGGGCAGGCGGTATCCGAGTTCGCGCGGAACGTAGTAGAGTACGCTAAAACGTCTCCCGGTATTATGAACACTGCGGGCATTGCGCTAGAGGCGGGTGGGGAACTACTCGACACGTTCAATAACATGGTCTTGCTGGCTAACATTAACCCTGCCAGCACCCCACTAGGTGCGTTTGCCCGGGACATGCTAGCTCTCGGCGGCGACATGAAAACCCCCGAGTGGAAAGCCGCCGTTACGCGTATGAACACGCGTATGGCGGAGGGTGAAGGCTGGGAAAAAGTGGCATCTGTGTGGGGAGGCTTCCAAGAAGCTCCTGTACAGTTTCTCGCCGAGATTATCGGTAAAGAAATCCTGCAAGAGATTCCGGTTCTTCTGGTCAGTGGTGGCACCGGGAATGTGACCAAACGCCTGCTCAGCACTGCTGGTGAACAAGTCGCAAAAGACCTATCCCGGCGGGCGACACTCGGCACTGCGGCTACGCTAGACCTAGCCGAATCTTTTGGGGGTGCGGCAGGCTCTGCGTATGACTCTGCGTTTACGACTGCAAGACAGTCTGGCATGTCCGAGGCCGAGGCCGAGGCTTACGCGCGGGATGTGGCCATCTCTGCGGGTATGGTTGGTGTTACGACAACGCTTATTAGCATGGGAGTCATGGACGGTAACGCGTTTGAAAAATCTATCCTAGCGCGTACTGACTCCGGGGATACCGCAAAAGCCTTTGACCTACTGACTCGGCGTGTGACCGAGGGGGCCAGTGTGACTTGGAAAGAAGGCGTGCAGGAGTCTATCGAAGAGGGACTTCCGACGCTGTTTACCGAGACGGTGCTGGCACAGATTGACCCAGACCGCGACGTTCTTGGATCGGTATTGCAAGCAGCCACTCTCGGCGCTGTCGCTGGGTCCGGTACGGCGGGCGGTATATACACCGGATACGCTACCGCAGACGCACTTATCCGCACAAACGCCGCGGTGCGTAACGCGATCGCAAGAGGCGGGTCTAACCCACAGGCCGCAATAACCGCGCTGACAAATCTGGGTCTGACTGACAAGGTGGCACAGAATAACCTGCTCAGCACCGTAAACACTAAATACCACAGTAACGGAGACGTCTCCCGTGCGTTCTCGGCGCACCCAGACTTTCGGGTTACTAACGCCGATATCCTGAACGGGGTGCTGAACGCCACAGGACAAAATGTTACGACGTACATTAATACCTACGTGGACCAGCGCTACGTCGATATCGAAGAAGTGAAGGCCGCCGCCGCTGCGGAGGGTGTAAAGCTCACCGATGCACAAGCGCAGGATATGGTCACGCAGACCGACAACCCCAATGCCACGCAAGCCGCGCTGTATTCAATCCAGCAAAAGTATGACCCGCAGGCGGTTACCAAACAAGAAGCGACTGCCGCGTTTACTGCGCAGGGATTCAAACCATCGGACGCGCAAATCGCGCAGTTCGTGCGCGAGGGTAAAGAGGCCGACGTCCTTAAAGAGCTAGAAGCGTACGTAGACCCCCGGCAAGTTACAACTGCTGAAGCCACGCAGTTTTTCGCAAACCTCGGCTACAAACCGACTGCCCAAGAGATCAAAGATTTTGTTGGTCAGGGCGATGAAAAATTTGAGGGTACCGCACCTACCCGTGTAGAAACCTACGTTAATCCGCGGCAGGTTACCAAAGAAGAGGCGCGTAAGTTCTTCGAAGAGCTAGGGTATACCCCCACAGATGCGCAAGTTACGGCATTTGTTGCGCAAGTTAAAGAGACCACCCAGAAGGAAGTGATCTCTAAGTATGTCGACCCCCGGCAGGTAACGCGCGACGAACTGCAGGCTATCGCAGCCGAAGAAGGTTTGACGCTAACTGAGGCACTTGCACAGACTTACATCGGTCAAAGTGCGTCCGATACGTTTGAGCGCAAAACGCTTACCACAGCTCGTGCAGAGTATGATCCGCTCGCCACCACACTGGCGGAGGCCACACAGTTCTTTGCTAATACGGGGTATGCGGCAACCACCAAAGAAATCGCACAGTTTGTGGCGTCCAAAACCGAAGAAGCACAGACAAGCGCTATCGGCGCGTATGTGAATCCTCGGCAGGTTACAGAAGCAGAGGCAAAAGAGTTTCTTAGCGCCATAGGCTACAACCCTACAAAAGAAGAAATCAAACGGTTTGTAGGGCAGGCAAACGACGCAAACTTCCAAGTTACACAGCGGGCTGAAATTGATGCCTACGTAGACCCCCGCTACGTGGACGCTGGGGAAATCCGCGCAGCTTATGAAGCGCTGGGACTTGTAGACGTGTCGCAGGAGGACGTTGATAGGTTTGTCGGGCAGTTCGATGAAGAAAAACGCCTTGGGGAAGTCCGGGATTATCTGCCAACGGCTACGTTCAACGTAATTAAACAAATACTCGGGTCTCCCGGAGTTGAGGACGACCCCAATACAGAGGCGGACGAGTCTAAGCCTGCAACGGGGATATATGCGGAGCTAGAAGCCGGTGCGACTAGGGATGAAGCACTTAAAGCCGCGATCGAGAAGGTCGCAGGTAACCTAAACACAACCAAAGAAGCCCTCTTAGAAGAACTCGGTCTAACTGAAACGCGCCTGCTAGAAGAAATTGACAACGTTGCGTCCGATCTCTCAGACGTTAAAGAAGACGTCGCGGATGTCAAAGAAGACGTCGCGGGTGTTAAGGAGACACTTACTGACGTAGAAGCGTCGATTCTTGATCGCGTAGACGAACTAGAAACCGCAGGCATTAAGCGCGACGAGGCGCTTTCCACTGCTATTGGTGATCTGGCTACGGAGCTTGGCCTCACAGAAGAAAGCCTGCTAGAGCAGATCGGGCTGACCGAAGAAGAACTGCTAACAGAAATAGGTGCAGCAGAAGAGCGCCTCGGTACGCAGTTCACCGGTGACCTGCAGTTTGTTGCAGACCTAGTCGGCAAGCCCGCACGGGACGTCACGCAGGTGGATGTCGATTTTGTCGCCGATCTTATCGCACAGCAAGAAGTCATCACCGACCTATCCATGAGTCAGCGTCAATACGACGTGACGGGTGACGGCCAAATTACTCAGGACGACTTTGCCCTGCTTGAGCAAGCTCTTGCAGGTACCGACGTTACGTTCGCACCGGGGTCCATCTTTGGACCTGCTACGGGGATTTACGCACAGCAGGAGCAGAATCTCGCCGCACAACTCGCTGCCGAAGCGGAGACACAGAAGCAGATTGAAGCGCAGATTCAGAACCAAACTGAGCTCGCTACCCAGCTGCAGACACAGATGTCCGCTCAAGACGAGGCAGCGCGTCGTAGGGCCTTTGGGGACTTTGTACGGCAACAACAAGACGTTGCCGGACAGCGTGTAGACGTGCGCACGCCCGACCCCATGCGGATTAACTATCTCTACGACTTCCAGAGTATCTTCGCTACGCCGCAGCAGTCTTCGCTATTCCCCAGTCCCTACGCTAAGGGTGGACAAGTAGAGGGTACAACTGATAAGTTGTTACGCATAATCGGAGAGCTAAAATGAGCTTTTTTGGGGATACGGTAGACGCACTTACCAACATAGCCAGCAACGTCGATTTCGGCGCGCTTCTTTCCCTTGGTGCCAGCTATGCACTCAACAAATCCGACTCCGGGTTCTTTGGTGGCTCGGCTCCGCCCACGGGCTATCAAGGTAAGATACCAAGCTACACGTTCGAACGTGCTGAGGTGCCGGGAGCCGTTGACGCTGACCGGCGTCCCGGGAGTGGTGGCCAGAGGTATTTCTCCGACACTGCGTTTACTACTAAAGAAGCTGAAAGCGCCATGCCTGCCCTGCGAGAGCAGGCTCAAGGTCTCGCGGCGCTTAATGTGGCCAATCCATTGCGGCAATCTCGCCCAGCACCGCCGCCTCCGACGCAACTAAGTCGTGATCGCACCGCAACCGCCCCCCGTGCACCTGCACGGGTTATTGAGGACCGCCCAGTTATGGAGTCTCTAGAGGGACTAGCGGGGTTCACTCCGCGCTACGCTGCTGGCGGGCTCGCTTCGCTGCCCGGTAAAGGGTACTATCTCGGAGGTCCGACTGATGGTATGGCTGACCAAGTCCCTGCGCAAATCGACGGACGGCAGCCCGCGGCCTTAAGTGATGGTGAGTTTGTTATTCCGGCAGATGTTGTTAGCCACCTTGGCAACGGCAATTCTGACGCCGGTGCAAAACAGCTATACGGAATGATGGATCGGGTGCGGCAGGAACGCACGGGTACAACGAAACAAGGTAAGCAGATCAACCCTGCCACCTTCATGCCGACGTGAGGTAAGTCATGGCCACCGAAAGCACCGCGACCGGCACTACTGTTACTGATCCACTTGCGGGTCAACAGACTGGCACGGAATCCTCCCTATCTAACTGGGCAGGACAGTACGTCACAGACATGCTCGGCAAGGGGCAGGCGCTCGGAGCCGCGCCATATCAGGCGTACACCGGACCACTCACAGCTGGTCCAAGCGCCGCTGAAACCGCGGCGTTTCAGGGTATCGCAGGGCTGTCTATCCCGACGGATCAGATGGGTGCGTTTGTACCGCAGACCTTTACGGCGGAAACCGCCTCACAATACATGAACCCGTATCTGATGGCTGCGCTACAGCCGCAGATCGATGAGGCGCGTCGGCAAGGAGAAATCCAGAGACTCCAAGACGCGGGGCGCTTGACTCAGGCCGGTGCGTTTGGTGGCTCTCGGCAGGCTATTATGGAGTCGGAGCTCAACCGTAACCTACTCACAAACCTCGCGGGTATCACGGGTACCGGATACGCAAACGCCTACGACAAGGCCATGGCGCAGTTTAACACCGAGCAGGGGCGGGGGCTGGAAGCCCAAACCGCAGCCAATACGTACGGCCTTGCTGGGCTTACCAAACAAGCCGAGCTTGGTGGTATCGAGCGTGGGATTGAGCAAGCTGGGATCACTGCTGATAAACTACAGTTTGAGGAAGAGCGGGACTTCCCATACAAACAGGTGCAGTACATGCAGTCTCTCCTGCAGGGGCTTCCAATCGCAGCGCAATCTTACTCGTATATGCAGCCTAGCCAGTTGTCGCAGGTGCTGTCTGGTGCTGGTGGTATTCAAGAACTGTTTGACCTACTTACTGGCGGTGGCGGCACAAATACCGCGGCAGCAGGCACAACTTCTTAAGGGGGTCTACGATGGCAATCGACCAAGAAATCCAGCGTAAAGTAGACGCCTATCGGGGCAACCCGCAGCAACTCATGCAGCGGTACCAGCAGAACCAACAGCTGGTGGACCTCCTTGCACTGCAAAAGCTCAAGTCCGAGAAAGAAGCCGCTGCGCGCGACATGCAGCTGCAGATGCAGCAACAGCCTCAGACTATCAAACAACAGCGCGAAGCTGAGCTTCTCGGTATGACGAAACAAGAGATGATGCAGCAGACGCAGGGCGTCTTGCAGCAACGTCAGGCGCAGCAACAGCAGAACATGCAGCAGGTAGCCCAGCAAGGGCTTGGAGCACTTACCAACCAGCGTCCCGCTGCGCCACAGCCTGCACCTCAAGGTCAACCCATGCCTCGCATGGCGGGTGGGGGGATCGTGTCATTTCAGCCCGGTGGTTACGTAGGCGGAGTAACCCAAGAGGAAATTGACGCCGTTCGTGAAGCTATCGAAGCCCGCGGTGGCGCACCTATAACAGATGAGCAAATCGCAGAGCGTATCGCTACTTCGCGTAAGTCTGGCCCGCGTCCGGTCGAGACCGCCGCACCCATCGCCCGTATCAGCGACCAAGAAGAGCGCACAACTGCGCCTCTTGGTGCCACAGGTATTATGGGGCAGGGCTCGATGTCGAGCAGTGCACAACCAGCGCCCGGCGGTGTAGCGACCTTGCTTAGCGCGCAAGCAGAGCCCCCAGCGGCTACACCCCCGGCAGAAGCTATTTCTGGTGGGGCAGGCATTGACGCACTTGCGGGTGGTAGTGGCGCTGATGCAGTGACCGGAGGAGGTAGCGCTAGCCGCAGTGGTGGAGCTGGTGGTGCAGAAGGCGCTATGTTCCGTGGCTTTGATATCGCGGACGAGTACACTGGCCGGGAAGAGAAAGCGCAGCGGTATACCGATATGGAATCCGAGATGCGTGCCCTCGATGCTGAGATGTATGATCCACGCGAAGAGCGTCGGGATCAGCTCAAGGCGTTCTTGGCAGGCACCGCCAACACAACGAACTTCGGTTCGACCATGGCAGGTGGTACGCTTGCATCGCTTAACTTGCGGCGCTCGCAGAAGTCTGAACGTCGCGAACGCCTGAAAGACGTCTTCGAGATGGCTGAGCGCGGCATGACTCTCGACACTGCGCTTGCTGAGGGTGGTTTGCGTCTTGGGCAGGCTATGTACTCGGAGGCTATGGCTAACCAGCGTGCCGCCCTATCTGCAGCGGCATCTCTGCGCAGTGCTGAGCTCAGTGCTGAAATTCGGCGTGCAGAGCTGGATTATACCCGGCTGAAAGACGACAAGCAGTTTGGGCTGGACGAGCGTGAGTTAGAGATTGAAGCCGCACGCAACGAAGCAACAAACGCGCTGGCCGCCGCAGAGAACGATACTCGTGCCTTTGGGGCGGTGTCACTAGCGCTTGACCGGATACAGGATCAAGAAACCGCGGTTAGGCAGTTTGTGGTTGACAACTCTCAGCTACCCGGGCTGCAGGACGAGCTGGTTCTAACTACGGACGAGGACGAGATTGCGCGCATTGAAGCCGCTATCGCTGCCGAAGAAGCCCGTGTAGCTATCCGTGCGGAACAAATTTTCGACGATATGGGTGGTGTCGAGGCGCGCGATCTTCTTGCTGCGGAATTGCTCTCGTTTACTGGTACAAACGCTACTATGCTGTCATTGGAAGATGTCGCGGGTATCGAGCAGATCGACGAGGAATAATAGCACATGGCGCGGTATAATCTCACGCTTCGGGATGGCTCGACGATCCAAGTAGAAGCTCCTGAAAACGCGTCACAGGCAGAAATTGTACAGCGCGCCAATCAACAGATGGCCGTGCAGGGGATGCGTGAGCGCCGTGCCGCGCGCACCGAGGAGCGTCAGGCGCGGCTCACCGAATTGGAAGCGCAGCGGCCCCCACCGCCAGAAGAAGAAACGGGGTTCTTCGGCGATCTGACGGGGGGCTTTGCGTCTGGTGTTGTCGGTATCGGCGAAACCGCCGCTCTCGGTGCAGCTACACTGCTCGACGAGGAGGAAGAACTCGCTGCGCGTCAGCGCATCCAAGGTGCGGCTAGCGCGTTACGCCCCAGCTTCGGGGATGAAGAAGACCTTACCTACAAAATTGGCTCTACTTTCGGCTCTATTGCAGGGTTCATCGGTGCTGGTGCTGCGGCTGCTTATGGTGCTGGCGCTGCGGGGATTGGCGCTGCAGGTGCTGGTATCGCGGGGCTCCTCACTGCAGGCACGCTCGGTGTCGGTGCTGGTGCTGGCGAAGCAAGTGAACGTGCCCGTGCAGCCGGGGCTACGCAAGAAGAGCGTAATCGTGCTACGCGTTTCGGTGCCGCCGTAGGTGCAACAGAAGCACTGCCACTTCGGCGTGTTTTGGGTAAGCTAACGGGCGATCTCGGCGAAGAAGTTGTGCAGGGGTTCCGGCAACGCATTGTCAGTGCGCTACGCACTGGCGGTGAAGAAGCTGCACAGGAAGCCGCCGCAGGTATCGCACAGAACCTTATCGAGCGTGGTTACAACGTCGACCAAGCCATCCTCGAAGGTGCAGGTGAAGCAGCTGCCTTCGGAGGCGGAGCCGGTGCCACTATTCAGGTGCTCGTTGACTTGTTTGCAGGTCGTAGGGCACCGAGCGCCGGTGCCCCGGCACCCGAAGCGGAACCAGAACCGCTTGCACTGCCCGCACCGGAGGGTATCGCGGGGCTTATTACTGACCAGCGTGCAGGGCAGGCACGTGCAGCGATCGGACAAGCTATCGACGAGCGAGGCGGCGTATCTCTTGAGGAGATGCAGCGGCTTGTTGACCAAACGCAAGTCCCGCTGCCTGAGCTTGAGAGTGTAGTCGCTGAGGAGATGGGTCGGCGTGGTTCAGCCTTGGCTGAACGCGCACGCGGCGAGATGGAAGAAGAGGCGGCTGCGCCCCTTCAAATAGAGACTCCGGCACGTCTCGCCTCAGCAGTGCAGGCAGCCCGTGCAGGGCAGAGCGCTGTCAGTGCAGATATCGCCCGTAACGAGCAGGAAGCGCAGGCAGCAGCCCGTGAGCGTGAGGGCCTGCGGGCCGCAGAGCGTGGCGACGTAGCTGCGTTTGAACAGCCCGACTTGTTTGCGCTTCAGCAAGAACAAGAGCGCCGTCGGCTGGGACCCGAGGAACTGCGTCGGCCCGATCAGTTTATGGACGTCGAGGAAGCCGCGGAGACCGTCACCCCCGAGCAGCCCGCTGCTATGGGTGATCTCGTCGAGATGGCTGACCAGCGCCAGCGGGCTGCACAAGAAGACGCCGACATCGTCGACCAGCTCGCCGCTATTGAAGCCGCAGAAGGTGCGCAGCAGGGGCAGCGGGCGGCACTGCGTGCCGAGTCCGACCTTGAAACTATCGCCGGGCAGCAGGAAACGCAGCGTCAGCAAGCCACCGAACAGGGTCGGCGTCGTATCCTGCAAGACGTTATCGAGAAGACCCCCAGCCGTAACTACAACCGCGTGTCTCGTTTGTACGAGGATGCACTGGCACGTGCAGGGTATAAGAACGATAAAGCTAAGGCCACGGAAGCCGAACTTCAGACCATCCAACGTGCAGTAAACGTGCAGCGCGCGGAGCGTCCCGATGCAGTGTCCACTGTGGCGGAGCCGATTGAGTTGCCGCCGGAAGCTACACAACTGCAAGAGATGGAGTCGCGTATTCCGGAGCGGGCCCCGCGTGAGCCTGAGCAGCTTGGTTTGCCCGGAGTACGTCGTAGAGTTCAGCAGGCCCCTACACAGGAAGCCGAACCCACTGCGGCACCGGAAGTTGTTACCGATGAGATGCTCGACGAGATGGGTATTCCGCCTAAGTCCGGTATTCGGAACCGCCTCCGCGGGAAGGACCTGAATGACCCCACAACGCGTGAAATCCTTACTTCTTTTGCAAATCAGCCACGCACTTCTCAAACTGCAGAGCTGGGCATCAGCCGCCGCCTTGAGGGGGTTCCCGAAGAACAACCTGACCTCTTTGCACCTCGTGGAGCGCGCCGAGCAGTTGCACAGCCAGCTTCGCAACAAGCACCTGCACGCTCCACATCTCAGCCAGCACTTGCTACGCAGCAGGGCACACCTCAACAACTTGAGCTTTTCTCAGAGACCACACGGGGGGTTACAGATGGCACTGCAGCACCTGACCAGCAAGGAGCTGGAGCAAGCGTTCGTGGTGGTGGACGCGGCGTGGAGGTCGGCGCAGGGGGCAGAGGTAGAGGTGGCGGTGCCGGAGCACCTGCAACACCTAAGCCCAGAGGACTGGGAGAACGTGTCGCGCGCGCTATTCGTGCTGAAGAGTCAACAGGAACACAGCGTCCAGCACTAGAAGAAGGCGAAGAAGGCGTCACGCGCCGCGCAGTAATGCCGACTCTTGGACAGCGCCCGGTCATTGATCGCCAGACCCTACAGCCGATACGCGAAGAGCGTGTGGGCCCGACGTCTCGTGCGCTTGCCCCCCGTGAAAAGATTTCGGCGACGTCTGCCCCCAAGGTCAGCGGCGACCAAGTCACCAAGCAGTTGGCTGATTGGTACGAGGCTAACGTCTCTGCACCGGCTAAGCGGTTTGTCAAAGAGCTCGGACTGTCGATCACGAGCCCGCTGACGGTTGGCGACAAGACATCCATCCTGCAAGAACTTAACAAGAAATCGACCAAGGAAAACAAAGCCTCGGTCGGTGCGCTCAAGAAGTACCTCGGTGCATACCCTGATCCGGCGCTCGGGTTGCAGGACGCCATCGACGACGTAGTCGCGCAGACTCCGAACTTCCGGCGTACAGAGGACATGACTGACGGGGAATCCGAGTTCTTTGGTGCGACCAAGGACGGTAAAATCCCTGCACGTGGTAAGAACGCAGCGCAGGTCGTCCTCGACTGGGCGAGCAAAAACATGTCTGAAGCCACTAAGCGGTGGATTGCAGGCAAAACTGTTGAATCGAAGAACGCCATGCAGGCGGTCGAAGCCTTCGAGTCCACCGACCTTGTAGCTAAGCGTCGTGAGCTTGAAAAAGCGTTTGAGGGTGGGTTTGACCCGACGAGCGATGCCGACAATAAACGCCTCGCGGATGTGCTGGAGAAACTCGGCATTGACGAGTCTGATCCGATGGTGCGTGGCCTCATGGCCAGTGGCAGCTTGTTTAACCTGTCGGTGCCCCCGTCGCGCCTACCGCTGTCTAGCGTGGTGTCTGGTCTCCTGCGTAATGGTGACCTCGGTGCAGCGCTCCGTGTGCTGGCAGCGACGAGCAACGACCCTGAAGTTGTGGCTGTTGCAGAGAAGCTGGCTAGGGTCGTCGGTGATACCAAGGTTGAAGTTGTTAAGTCCCTAGATCGCGGTGCCTTCGGCAGGTTTGACTCGGGAACTAACACAATCCAGATTCTGGATGGTGCGGGCCTCAATACCCACGTGCTCCTGCACGAGATGACCCACGCAGCGACTGTTGCGACGCTCGCCAACAAGGGCCATCCGCTGACCCGTAAGCTGCAGAAAATCTTTGACGAAACTCGCGAGCACATGCCGACTGCGTATGGCTACGAGAGTCTTGCGGAGTTTGTGGCTGAATCCTTCTCCAACCCCAAGTTCCAGCGTATGCTGTCTGGGCTGCGGGTCAACGGTGAGCCCCTCACGCCGTTCGCTAAGATCAAAGCCGCGGTGTCAAACTTCCTACGTACCTTGATTGGCAAACCCGTTAAGCCGATCGAGTCGGCGTTGGAGGAGACCAGCAGCATCATCGACAATATTCTTGCACCCGCGCCGAGAAACATCGGTACAGGTGAAATCTTCATGCTGTCACCTCGCGCCGCAGGTAAACGGGTCGCAAAAGCGTTCAGCAATGTGCAGAAACAGTCTAAACCGATTACTGAGAAGTTTGCGCAGCGCTTCGCGGATCAAACCCGTGAGTTCCTGAAAGGCACTGCCCCTGACGCGGCTAAGCGGGCTCTACTTGGGTTTTATCCCTCGCAGGCCGTCGCTGACGTGGCGCAACGCAACGGAATCACAGGTGCAATGGACCTGCACAAGCTCATGGAAGAGCAGCGCGGTGCCATCAACAAATCAGACCAAGAAGTTGAGGGTGTTCTAAAGTCGGTGTCTAATTGGGTACGCGCCCACCAAGACCAGATCGACGCACTGAACCGTGTGGTCTATAAGAGCACCGTTGAACAGGTCGACCCAACCAAACCCGTGTCGGCCTACGCAAGTGATCCTGAAAAAGTTAAGGCGTGGAAGGCCATGCGCGCTGACTGGCGGGCTCTGTCCGCTACTGGTGGAGATAAGGTCTACACGCAGATGCGCGACACGTACAAAAAGCAGTACGAGCGCATGCGGGATGTCATCTACGGCAAGATTGACGAGACAATTACTGACGAAGCGGCACGTAAAAAACTGAAGAACGAAGTATACGCGCGCCTGTTTTCGACTGGTACAATCGAGCCGTACTTCCCACTAACACGTTCTGGCAATTATTGGGTGTCGTATGTTGCCAACGGAGAGTTCACCGTCGAAGCCTTTGAGACCATGGCCGAACGCGACCGTGCAATGGACGACCTCAAAGCGGACAAGACGGTCAAGAACCTCGAAAAGTTCGTCAACGTCAACAACGCCAACTATTCCAAAGCGCCGCCAAGCTCGTTCGTAGGTCAGACCCTTCAAGTCTTGCGGGCTAACAAGGTGCCCGACAATGTGCAGGCTGAGATCATGCGCCTGTTCGTGGAGGCCCTACCAGAGACGTCGTTTGCCAAGTCACTGCAACGGCGCAAGGGCACGGCGGGTTACCAAGAAGATGCAATCTTCGCGCTTAAGACCAAGGCGTTCGATCTTGGTCGGCAGGTGGAGCGGCTGCGGTACAGCGCGAAGCTGCGTGATCTGCAGGATAAAATTGCTGAAGACAATCGGCCTCGGTTGACGGAGGAGAACAAGTATATCCTCGACGAGCTTGAAGCCCGGGCAGACTTTGCACGTAATCCACCGGGCGACTCCCTCGCACAGAACGCCAACCGTGCGGCGTTCGTCTTCACCATCGGCTTCAACGTATCCTCGGCGCTGGTCAACCTGTCCCAGCTGCCCATGTTTGTATACCCCATGTTTGCCGGACGTCATGGCTACGGTGCTACTGGGCGTGCAATTATGAACGCCTCCAAGCTGGTCACCAGCAGTGGGTTTAATCGCAAGAGTGACATGGTTGCACCCTATGGCGACGAACGGAACATCAAGGTCCGCGCAATGCCTAGCGTCGATAACTACTTCGAGCTGGACGGCAATGGTGACTACGTGCTGCGGAAGGACTTGGACCTTGAGCCCGAGTTGCGGGCACAGCTTGAGGAACTCAAACCACTTGTGGAGATGATGGCCGCACGCGGGCAGCTGAACCGCTCCCTGTTCGCCGACAATCTCGGCATTGACAGCTCTGGGCGTGAGCGCGGTGTAATTGATACCGTGTCGGCGGCATCGGCGTTCATGTTCCACAACGTCGAAGTCTTTAACCGGCAAGTCACAGCTATCTCGGCGTACCAGCTTGAGCTTGCACGCCTCAAGAAGGATGAGCCTACCTTGTCCGCTGCAGAAATGCGGACAAAAGCTGCCGAACGCGCGCTCTACAACACGCAGATGACCAACGGTGGCTCGGTGCTGGAGACCGCCCCGCGGTTTAGCCAACAGGGTATTGGGCGCGTGGCGCTCATGTATAAGACCTATGGCATCCAGATGTACTACTCCATGTTCAAAACCATACGTGACGCACTGGATGCACACCACGCTGGAGATAAAGTTGCCCGCAACGAAGCTATGCGGCAGTTTGCTGGAGTCATGGGTACGTCGTTTGTGCTGGCGGGTGTTGTTGGTATGCCGCTGGCACGGGAGCTTATGCAGCTGATCGACTTTTTCTTCTTCGATGACGAAGAGGACGACGTCGAAACCGTTGTACGCAAGGCGATCGGTGAGGGTTTCTACAAGGGCCCACTCACTGCACTGCTCGGGGTGGACATGTCCAGCCGTATCGGCTTGTCGGGGCTCATCTTCCAAGCCAACCGCTTCAACCACGATGCGTCGCTTGAGGAGGACGTGTTTCACTATCTGGGCGGTCCGGCATGGAGTGTTATCTCCTCCTACAATCGCGGATTCAAAGATATAATGAACGGTGAAGTTGAACGTGGTGTAGAAGCTATGCTGCCTGCTGGTGTTCGCAACGCCTATCAGGCTGCGTTCCGGTTCCCGAACGACGATGGTATTGTCACTCGGCGCGGTGACCCAATCATGGACGACCTGTCCTTTGGACAGCTGGCCGCAAAGTTTGTCGGCTTTGCACCTGCAGAATACACCCGCACCCAAGAGATGAATCAGCAGACTAAGAACGTCGACCGCGCGGTAAACACCACACGCACTAACCTGCTACGTCGTTATTACGTGGCTACTCGTATGGGGGACAGCGACGAGCGGCGTAGCATGCTGGAGCGTATTCGGGAGTTCAATAAGCGGCACCCCACGGCCCGTATCGACGCCGATTCCCTCCGTCGCTCGATGCGGCAGCACTTGGAAACCACACGGAGCATGTACAACGGCATCACTATCAGCCCGAACATGGAGCGCGCGCAAAGGGAGAGCCGCGAGGAATGGAACCAAGGCTTCCAACTGTTCGACTAAGAAAAAACCCCGCCGTGAGGCGGGGTATAGTAACAGGGAGGAGAACATGAAAAACCCTTCGGTATTCCCATGAGTGCGCGCACTGTATCATAGTGTACGCCAGACGCGTAGCCCAAATCGTCCATCCTCTATCCGCTCCTGAACCTGCAGTGATATCTTCCTACGCTCAGATATCTTAGCCAGTTGCTTCTCCGCCATCTCGGTGTTTATGCAGGGTATAAATACTGACATCCCGACGCTCATGGCATCCCAGTTTACTACCACGCGCACCCCATCCGGGTGCAAATCATCCAGCTTAGGTATCGGCTTCATCGCCCTCACCCACATCCAGCTCAAAATCTACTTCGATAACGTCAACCGGCGGTAGCCGCAGATTAGTACCTTTGCTGATGCGCATCTTGCGCTTGGTGGCACCCTTGTTCTTCACGAGGTCCGCAACACAGGATGAGTAGTCAATCTGCTGCTCCAGACACCACCGCTTGAACGGCTTGAGTAGCACAAATGCCTTCTTCGTATCTGACTCGTACCGCGCCACGAGCTTCGTGCGTGGGTTCATCTCCGGAATAATCAGCGACTCTATACCGTTAACTACGCCGTTACTCTTAATGACTAGGATGTTACCGTTATGCTCGGCAAAGAAGTCTGCGAGTATCTGGCTTGAAGAGGTTGTCATGTCCTCAGTGACGCCTTGGTTGTACTTCACTAAGTCAATCACGAACTTGAACATGCGTTTCGTGTCGTAGTTTACAAGGCCGATTTTGCTGGCCACGATCGCTGCCGTCATAGCCTTCGTAACGTATTCAGACCAGAAGCGGTTCGATGAACCCAAGTTACACTTCTCGTCTACGGCCTTGCGAACCTTGTCCTCCAATGCACGGATCGACGCCATGTTGCGCATATAATGCTGGACGAACACAACTCCGGCATGTCCGTAGTGCAGTGGCACGTTGTTTGAGAACTCGTCGGTCATGGCCTTGTCGCCACTACCATCAAAGAACTTGTCCACGCGCGCTTCCAGCACCCGCTGTGCCTCTGCTTTCGGCGCAGCTTTGGCCAAAGTGATCTTCTCAACGAGGCTCATGTTGCCAGTGGACAGCGCTAGAAACTTCCACTCAAAACCGCGGACGCGCTCTTGGTTGGCACCGCCTTCCATACGACCACGCTGCATACCCTCGGTGATGGCATAGGTCATATCAGACGCAGCCAGCGGGCGCATGTTGGTAATCTCGTCGGTGGCGAACAGGATGTTCTTGTATACTTCCGCACGGTTCATGCGGTGATTCATCGTGTCCCGCTCTTTCAGCAGTAGCCCCATCGGCCTACCCCATATGGTCAGCGCCATCATCATGGCGGTCGTCTTACCAAGACCAGAGTCTTTGCTGAACATGTGAAGCAGTGCGCCGCTCATCGGCGAAGAGTGCATGAGCACGCTGCCGAAACTAGCGCATAGCGCGAATTGGTACAGCTCCATGCCCGGTTTGTTAAAGAACTCAGCGTTTTCTATCCACCCACTCAGTGTGCCCCGTGGGGTCATAGCGTCGAACAGTCCGGCGGTCTTAATAGATGCAGGGTTGAAGTCTATGTGATTGGCGAAGATTTCTCTGTCGCCAAGGATGAACGAGCCACACTGGTCGTCAGACCAGCCAAACTGTGTGCGAGCAATGTCGGCTGCGCCTTGGTGCTGCAGCTCTTCAATCCAGCGGATAGTGTAGGCCATAAGCTCCTCCAGATTTTTACCAAATGCCGTGACGCCCTTCGAGCCAATAGCTTTCCGGAACTCGTCCTTAGACGTGATCGAGACCTGCGGTACGGTAAACTCACGCACCCCATCCCGCGGTAGGTGCAGTCGGAACACCAGTGCATCCTCGTCCCCGTCTGTCACGCGGCGCACAACGTATAAGTCATTGTGGTATATGCACTTATCAATGACATCCCCATCAGCATCCTCGGTCCTTATATAGATGCCCCCGTTGGCTCCGCGGAAGTAGGGCTTTGGGTATGTCGGGATGACATAGACTTGCGGCTGCGCAGCGGGTTCGGCTTTGGGGCTCGGTGCGACCTCGACGACGTTGTCTTCTGCGGTAGCCTCACGGGTCCGTGAGCCGAGAACGATGGGTGACTTGATTTTACCCCACAGCGGACAGCCGCTACACACCCCCTCGTTATATTCATCAAACGTCGTGCAGAGGTATGGGCCCTTAATGCGGTCCATCTTGTCAAACATATCGTCTGGCGTGAACTCTGGGTGCCGCTGAGAAATCTTAGTCGCTGCACTGTCGGCGTCGACACAGTGCTTGGCGATCGACAGCCCTGCCCGCCACAGGGGCTCCGACATAGTCTCCTGATTTCGATAGATATAGGCTAGCTGCATGCAGCCTTTACCCTTGGCCGTCTTCAGCATGATGTCTTTGAAGTAGTGCTCACGGTTCCCCATAAGCGCATCCATCACGGCGTTGCTGCCGCTGACAGGCGTAAACTTCTTGGGAACTGGTATTGGGTCATCACCCATCAGCTCCGCAAACTTGTCGAAGGCCACGGGCCGCACTGGGTCCACCCCTAAAACCCTAACGAGCTTAGGTGGGTTGTCCTTGTGGTTATGGGTGCCCGGCATGCGCAGGATGCGCGCTGCATCAGACGTCACGGCGGGGTCGGCTTTGAAGCCGTGCTCCTTGCACTTAGCCTTAAGACGTTCAGCTACAGGCGTCCATTCAGCCAGCGTGACATCCTCGTCTAGCGGCCAGTAGACGTGCACACCCCGTCCCGAGTCCACCGTGATCGGCTTAGGTAGCTGCATTACCTTGCAGAACCGACGCAGCTCCTGCAGCGCGGTTGGCTGGTCAGGGAACTTCTTCGGGTTGTCTGGTTCGCAGTCGAGGTCGAGGTAGAACGCTCGCTTGCGCGCGACATTGTCGGCTTCGCGAGATTCGTCAGTCTGAAATGTGCCAACAGCGTAATACGCGTTGTATCCATCCTGATCGAACGCCGTGTTAGCATCCATCAGGTGGTCCAGCGAGTTGTAGAACTTCTGCTTACGCCGCCCTGTTTCCGCATGTATTGCTAGAACACAGTACCAGCCTTCATGGGCCAGTACGCTCTGCAAAAATCTTTTTGTTTCCATCGCCCGTGCCCACAGAAGAGAGGGCCGTGACCACTATGTAGCCACGGCCCAGTGATGATTACTGGTCGTCGTCCCACGCGTCGACAAGATCACCAAGGTCATCATCCGAGGCTTTAACTTCCTCTTTCTTTGAGACCTTCTTCGGCTCTTCTACGGCATCACCTTCGTCCTCATCTGCAAGGACGTTGTTCGACTTCTTCGGCTCAGCCTTCTTGGGCTCAGCCTTCTTCGGTTCGGCTTTCTTCTCTGCCTTTACGCCGTCCGCCTGCGACACTGTCATGGTCAGTGCGCGGGTGACATCCTCGTGCTCACGTAGTGCGAGAACTTCCTTCAACTCGCTCTCAACCAGCGGACGCGCCGCCTTAAAGAAGAGCTTCGGCACATCGCTGTCCTCGTCAAAGTGCAGCGTGGTGACGACAGCTTGGATCGGTGCGTTGTGAGCCTTCAGGTAGCGGGCGTACGCCTGCATGGGCATGTTACCGTTTTTGGCTTCACCAAACACCGAGGTGGCCGACAGCTGGACTTGATACACTTTGTCGTAGCTGTTCTCCAAGGCAACCGCGATGCGCTGCGAGAAACGGCAGGCACGAGTATCGCCTTGGCCAGAGCCACGCACGTTCATCGGGCAGTCAGCACAGCGAGAGGCTTGGCGCTGATCGTTGGGAACTTCCGGTGCAGGGGCTTGAGTATCCAGTGACCAGCACATGGGCGGTGCCGGGTTTTCCGAATCGTAGGTACCCGCATAGTAGGTGCGGGATACCTTGGCAGCATCAAGCACGACAACATTCAGCGAGCCGCTGCTGTTTACGTTAACTTGTTCACCACCCACGAGCTCACGAAAGCGCGAACCCTTGAAGCTGATGCGGCGCATAGACCCACCACCACCAGCGAGGTTGTCGTTGGTCTGCAGCAGCGACTTAAACAGGTCACTATTGACAAGGCTATTGCCCTTAAAGAGTTCTAGATCACTCATGTGCGTTCTCCTTACGCTACGGGTGGTTTGGTTGCGGCTTTGACAGCCCACATCGCGGCTTCTTCGATCGCGGTCTGCGCCAGCGCCTTGAGGCGCGAGACCTCTACGTACTGGTCCGTCTCGCCGTCGGTGGTAACCGTCTCGATCAGGTCAATCAGGTCAGCTGCCTTGCGCTTGATCTGCCCAACCATGTCATTGTTCGACGGGTTAAAGTTGATACCTACGCGGTATTCGCCCTTTGTCATGCTCTCTCCTTACGCGTCTTCGTCGGTATCGAAGTTAAATTCGAGTTGATTTTCATCCGCCACGGTTGCTACCGCAGCGGCCCCTACGACACCTACCCCAGCGTCACGAGGCTCTTCTTCCTTCTGCATAGCCATTAGCGCTTGCTGCACGGCCTCGCGGTTGAAGCGGTAGGTGTATCCGACCTTGATGTACGTGTTCTCGGGGATGTGCCCCTGCCGTACCCACGCACGGATAGTGGAGACCGAGACACAGAAGTACTGTGCAAGGCTCTCGATGGTTGCAAACGGGCTCTTCTCTTTGGTCTCCGTCATTTCTTCCTCACAGAAATTGTGTACTCCGAGTCCACATTCAGACCCGGTGGTACGGCATCGGGGTTTTCTTCAAGGAATTGTTTGACGACCGTCTGGTTCAGACGCTTTTCGAAGAACTCCGGCACCTCATTGTCGAGGATGAATTTGTTCATGGAGTCCCAGTCGCTCGTCCAGTAGCGTTGCTTCACACTACGGTAGAACAGACCTTCCGATGTGCGAACACTTTCGACGTTGTGTTCTTTGCAGTGGTCGAGCAGGGCACGTTTGATTTTGTCCTGCTTCGTTTTGAGGTCGTCGTCCTCTTTCTTGAAGTTGGCCGCTAGCTCTGCGCGCGCGTCTCTGATTTTTATATATACGCGCGTCAGCTTTTCGACCGATACAGCGGTATCGCTCATGGTGTTCTCCTTTAGCTGGACCTCTTAGATACTATCTAGTCTTATGCTAGTCAAGTATCTGCTTGTACAAGTCGATTATTTTTGTGTGTACGTCAATTCTGTTATCTAGCAGCGCGTACACGTGTTTTTCTACAGCAGAACCTTGCAGCTGCACGACTGTACATGGATGCTTCTGCCCCGATCGGTGCACCCGTGCATTTGCCTGTGCATAGGTCTCCAGAGACGAAGTAGGCCCCCACCATACGACAGTATTGGCCGCTGTTAAAGTCACACCATGTGCTGCCGACTGAGGCTGGATCACCAATATCTTGGGGTCAGGGGTCTCTTGGAAGCGTTTAAATATCTCTGTCCGCTTCATTGCTGGTACGTCGCCGCGAATCACTTCGGTAGTAAACCCGTCGCCGCGTAGCTTCCCCACCAGAACGTCAATGGTGTGCTTGAATGGGACAAACACCAGCACCTTCTGGCTGCTCTCGTCGATGACTTCTTTCAGCACGTTGTACCGATTCTTGATATCGAACTCCAACGTGGCTCCGTCGTCGGTGTAGACCGCCCCGGCGCTGATTTGCAGCAGCTTGTTCATAACGATGGCTGCGTTGGCTGCGGTCACTTCCTCACCCGCGGCTTCCATGACGAGCTTGTTTTTTAGCTCGGTGTAATACTTTTTCTGCTGGCGGGTCAGTTCGACTGCCCGCTTTACGTAAGTCATATCTGGCAGGTCCAAGCACTGATCCTTGGTGAATCTGATCGCTGGCTGCAGTGCATTGTACACCGTCTCCGTTGCATTCGGCTTGGCTATCCACTTGAACTGCGTGAGCTTCATCATCACTTGGTCGCGAAACGACCCGAAGAACCGCGGCACTGCGCTAGGATTTACCAGCTTAGCTAGGCCGAAGGCATCGAGCGGGGACTGCGCGGCGGGTGTACCCGTCATCATCCACAACCACGTGTCGTCAGTCACGAGCCGGTTCAAGCACTTCCAACGTTTACTCTGTGCGTTCTTGTAGTGCGTCGCCTCGTCTACGATGATAAGGTCAAACTTACCGTTGCGTATCTCTTCCTCGACGATCTCGACACCGTCAAAGTTAATTACGACGAACTCCGCGCCGCCCTCGATGATCTTTTTGCGCTTCTTAGCGTCGCCGTGGGCTACATCCACGGTTCGGTGCATAGCCACCTCGAACAAGTCTGCACGCCACGCTGAGTCCATAATTGAGAGCGGGCAGATAATCAGCGCTCTACGCACCTTGCCTTGTTTCATCAGGAAGTCCGCGGCCCAGATAGCAGAGGCGGTCTTGCCGGTCCCCTGCTCGTTAAAGCAAAATGACTTCTTGTGTATTGTGAGAAACTCAGCAGTCGTTTTCTGGTGCCCCATTGGCCTGTATCGACCGGGCCAGTCATATCGCCCAGAGATCGGCGACGGTGCCTTAACTCCGAGACTGTGCAGAGTCTGCACCTCATCAACACCCCACCGGACAGCGACTTCGTGCGGACCTGTCACCTTACTCTTAGGGATTGTTTCAGTGACGCGGTTTGGATTGCGCAGCCTGAGCAGGAGCGCCTTACCATTGATGATCTTCATGTTCTCTCCAGTGTTAGTGTGGCACTAACGTTTCTTGGGGCTACTGATTGCACCGCCAGCTGCCCTGTTCTTGCTTGGGGATTGGAGGGTATACCCGTCCTTATTGGTGCCGCCTTTAGACAGGGGCTTGTTGTGTGCGATGTCTTTACCCTCGCGCTTGGACTTACCGTTCTCGCTATCGAACTTGCGGCGAGCCCGCTGCCGCTCCATGCGGTCTTCGTGTTCGCCTCGCGCTTTCTGTTGCTCGTACTCTTTCTTGTACGGGCGTGGCTTGTTCACGTATGGCATCAATTTGCTCCGTTGTGTGGGCACTCTAATACCGGGCAGTGTTTGCGGCACAAACCGCTTGGCCTCGGATTCCATACTTCTACATCAAAAGCCTTCTTCATGGCAGCGTGTTTTGCTAGCCACTTCTTCCAGAGTTCTTCTTTGTCGAAGTCGGTGTAGCTCGCCTTCACCATGTCATTTGCCACCACAAACAGTAGCCCTGCACGGATGCGTTTGACCCGCGGGAAGTGTGCGAACACGGTCAGGGCCATGAGCTCTAGCTGACCCTTGTCGGCATACTTGGACGACTTACCCGTCTTGTAGTCTATAATCCACGCAAGGTCTCCATCGAGGATGATAAGGTCGGCGATACCACGGAACCAAACTTGTTTATCAAAGAACTCACATGGCTCTAGGTTTTCAGTAAGTCCCATCTTACGCTCGCACAACTTTTCACCCGGTTTGGCCTTAAGTGAGTTGAGCGCCTTGGTCACGTAGCTGAACTTCGGCGGGATCGGCTTGTCATCCCGCATGAACTCCTCGGCAGCTTTGTGAAACTCAGAGCCGTAGCGAATCGCTTCGGTTTCCTCGAACGGAAACTGCTTGAGGACGTTCACATGGTAGAACTGCTTGGGACAGGTCTCGAAGGCTTTGAGTTTACTGTAGGACCAAGGCGCTGCGCTCATTCACATTCTCCGTAGCTTTTTGCTGTTCCTGCTTCGCAGTCCACGGGCAGGCCCTCAGCCCAACTCGGCACCCAACGCATCGAATCTTCCACGTATGTCTTGGCCGCATCGGTTTCGGCGTCGGGTACACAGCATACGATGGAGTCATGCACAGTCAACACGACTTTGTATCTTTTGGCAATACGTAACATCTGCTCACCAATGATACACCGTGCGATGGCTTGGCACACGTTCTCCACGACCTTACCACCATAGATTTTGTTATCCCCAGCGCGGGTCTTGTAGTAGTACTGCGGGCCCTTCTCCTCCTCGACCGCAAACAGGTCGTGGTAATACATCGGCAGGTCGCTCGGCAGGATCAGTGCCTTCTTAACGGGGTCCACCCCTATGACACCCGACCGCCCGAACGTAACCCGATCACCTTGTGCCATGTAACGCAGCATGATCTGCGCCTCTTTCCACAAGTTGCTGATGTTCCAGTTGGCTTCGCGGTAGATATTGATGACCCGCCGTGCCTCATCGAGCGGCATATCAAACCCAAACGTCTTTAGCTGAGCTTGGAACTTGGGTGCACCCATGCCGTAACCTGCACCGAGAATCGTGGTCTTACCCACGAACCGCTGGTCCTTGGTCACGTCGTCCACAGCTACGCCGTAAATGGTAGACGCCATCTTCTTGTAAACATCTTCTTTGTTAGTGAAGGCACTAACAAGGTCTTCCTGCTCGGCCAGCCATGCTAACACCCGCGCTTCGATCTGTGCCGAGTCAGCCTCGATGATAGTGTGGCCCTCAGGTGCAACGATCGCCTTCTTCAACGCCTTAGCATTGGGCCCGCGGCTTGGTAGGTTTTGCAGGTTGATCTTGTCATCCCCACCCCACCGACCCGTATGCGCAGCGTAGTAACGCACCGGGACAGGTAGCTTGCCCCGGCTGGCGATGTCGATGAACCGCTGCGTCCGTGTTTCTTCTAGTGTGGACTTGGTGCCCAGCCGTGCCGCTACGAGTGCCTGCACCCGGTCATCGTCGTGCTCCAGCAGTGCCCTGAACTCCTCGTCGTTCTTGGCAAACGCGTAGGTCTCCTTACCCGTTGTGGGGCTTACCTTCATGGGCGGAGTGACGCCCAGCATGTTGAGCATGAGCGCAAACTTCGGGTTTGACATGAGGTCGCCCTTGTCGTCCACTCCTGCCTCAACAAGCAGCTGGTCCTTACGCTCGCGCACTGCGGTGAGGTGCGCTTCCAGCTGGTCCTTGTCCAGCTCCAACTTTGGGTCAGTAAACATACGCAGAGTCAGGTCGATCAGCTTGAGTTCCTTCACGGGGAACTCTTTGGACATAAGCCTGAACAGCTTATAGGTCAGGTCCACATCGTTGATGCAGTAGTCACCGTACGTGCTGAGTTCTTCATCGGTAAAGTCCAGCCGCCGCTTACCCATGGCGCGCACCACCTCGGTGCCTTTAACGCCAACGCCGTAGCGTTCCGCGACAGCCTTAAGGGATGCGGAGGCCTCGACGCCGTGCAGTGCACGAGCCATGTGCATAGTATCCGCCAGCGCCTTCGGCTGAATACCAAAGTGCCATGACAGGATCGCCCCGTCGAACATGGTATTGTGTGCCAGCATCATGCTGTTAACCCAGTCAAACCGCTGCAGATACTTCTTTATCTGCCCCATAGTGCCACTGGCCCACTCGGTCTCGCCCGTGCCGACCTTCACACTAACGCCGACCACTTCAAACTGCGGATCACGTATGTATTCCTCTGTGGTCATCTTCGACAGAGAATAGTCCCGGTCGTAATAAGTCTCAAAATCAAGCGTTATCAGGTTCATCTTGTTCTCCTAGGTTCTTATAGTTCGGTCAGGTCGACGCCCGCCTCTTTAAACTGCATCACGCTGAGCGCGTAGTCGTTAGCCCACCGCCCCATGAACTCCGGTGTCGGCTTCGGCCATATCACGTGTTTTATGCCCGACTGGATAACTTGCGCAGCGCACTGAGCACAGCAGGGGTGGGTAACCACAATAGTGCAGTCCTCAAGCGAGGCCGTTGCAAACAGAATGGCGTTCTTCTCCGCATGGAGAACGAGCTTGTATTTTATGTCTCGGTTTTCTAGTCGCTCAGAGGTATCAGCCACGCCACGTGCAAAGCCATTATACCCCGCGGATACAACGCGCCGCTTCGGATCGAAGATTACCGCACCCACCTGTGTGCTTGGGTCTTTGCTTAGTTTGGCGACGTGCATCGCCATCTCAACGGCCCACTCTTGCAGGCGATGTGTGTCTAACGGGTTAGCCATGTACCTTGACCTTGTTTTTTAGTGCGCGCTCAATAGCGGCGGGACTGGCGGACCACACGGCCTTAGTCCTCGGCTCAAGCGTCATGGCGTCAACGGCTTCCTTCCACTCAGGGCTGCGTCTCGACACCGCCTGCGGTGAGAACTTGTGCATCGGCAGCGAGATACCGAAGCGCTCGCAGGCAGCCGTCACCGACGTGCGATGCACCCCATAGTGCCGTGACGTGGTGGTCGGGTCCCACTGCTTGGCCAGTGCCGCCTCCAGCATGTCTCTAGTAATCCTTTTTGATCCAAGGCGCATTCGCTCTCTCCTTTATTGCGTCTATCTCGGCTTTGTTTTGTTTAGCCATGTACTCTATCAACTCTAACTGCTCCTGCGTGACCCACCACGCAGGCAACTTGACGTAGCCCGCCAGCCTCAGGGCCCTCGCTCCGGGGCTGTTGCTGGCGTCACGGGGCATCTTTGGCTCTCATATCAAACCCTCGTCAATCATGCGTGCGGCGTTCAGCACCACCATCGTCCGCTTCTGTCTGTCCTCTTTGCGCTTCGCTGAACGTGTGAAGGCGTTGATGAAGTCCGCGCTATGAGGTTCAACAATCATCGCAGACAGTTTGAGGCAGTCCGGGCATTGGAAGTGGACGGTGTCCACTGGTGCCACTGCCACCCAATCCTTGCCGCACTCAAAGCAGGCGACATAGCTGGTCTGGTGCGGGCGGTGGTCGTCTAGGTTGATGATGTTGTCAGTCATGTCTTCTCTACCTCAATCTCGGCCAGCGTGGCGCGGCAGAAGTATTTGATGGCTCCGTGCGAGGGTGGGTATTCCGCTTCGCAGTCTTTTACGATGTCAGTCAGCGCCTCCACCGCCTTCGCCAGCTTCTCCCGCAGTTCCTGCATCTGGTTGTGCCACTCGCCGCAATAGCCAGTGTTCAAACAGTCGGAGCAGCCATAAGGCTCGGGCGCTCCTCTGGGGCCGTGGCAAGTCATGCACACACCCTCTCGCCCGGCAACACCTTGCCAGTGGTCCCTCTCCTTCTCCAACTCCTCCGCATAAGCCTCGGCCTCCTTGGCGTCAGCACGGGCGGCTTCGAGTTGCTCGGTCAGGGCGTCATACCGTTCCATTAAGGCGCAGTAATCCTTATTATTTTTAACCCTATCAGCGGTCAGGGCTTCGATGCGGTCGGCGGCGGCAACATCGTCATCCCACGTCGCACCTTCTCGCAGCCGCTTCATCAGTTCTTCGTCAGTCATCCCTTTCCTCCCTCAAATACCTTCCGCCACTTGTAGATGCTCGGCACCGAGACGCGGTGCAGCGCGGCGGATTGCTTCACGCCTATGATCTCAGCGTCTTGGACGGCGGCTAGGCGCAGGTCGTCGGTCAGGCCGTAGTCTGGGTGGAAGTAGGTCATCTCGGCCTCCGCTGCTTGCTGTCTTTCCAATCCACCGTCCCGATCTGCACCACGATACCGGGGAAGTCGTCGATGCGGCGGCGCTCTCCATGAGCCAGCCAAGTTGAGTCGCGGCTGATGTTTGGTTCGAGGCTGTGACCAAGCACCTCACCGTCTTCATCCCGCGCCACCCACTCAACCCAATCAGGCAGCTTCTCCCATGCGATCAAGTCTTGGGTCAGGGGCAGGGGGAGGGTGCGGTAGACCACGTTGTAAAGCCAAGAAGGAGCATATTTGAACCAGACGCCATCACAGTGGTGTTCAACTACTCCACCCGCCTTCTCATGCTCATGCAGCGCAGCCTTTTCCTCGGCGGTCAGCAGGCCATACGGCGCTCGGTTTTTGGTCATGTCGATCATATCAAAACACTCCTGACCTTATTCTCAAAGTTCGCCTGAGCGGCATCGGTGGCTGACAGAACGTCAACGTATTCGTCCAACGCAATGCCGCCGGGCATCCCAAGATACACGCCAACCTTGTCGTCAAAGCGGTGCAGTTCGTATGTGCCGACGATGCTGTATGCAACGAGCCATAGGCCGCCAGTTGCGCCTTCTGGGATGGTCACGTCGCGCCAGATCAGGCTTTTGATCTTGACCTGTTTGCTCATCTCCGCCCCCGTTCCCAAGCCGCCCGGCTCAACCGATTGGCCAGCGCGTCGATGTCCTCGACGCTGATCTGGCGGTTCATCAGAATGGTGTAGTAAACCAAATCCATGAACCTCTTAGGCGGCAGCACCTGCGCTGCGTTGCTGATCCCAAGTACCGCCTCTGCCTGCACGTCTCTGTGCGGCATGACTTCTTCTCTTGCTCTCCAGAATTTCATTTTTCTCCTCCTTGGTTCATCATTTCATGCTCTCCGTGTATCGCTGCAGTGCGTGCAGGCTTTTCTTGACGTGGTAATCGCTAACCTTGGACGCGTTGTTGCCGACACAGGCAACGCGACGCCCGTTGTGGTGTAGGAAGTAGTGATCTCGCTTCTTCACCACCTGCCACTCATCCGACAGGCTCTTGATCGCTTCCCGTAATGTCGGGTGTATTTGTTTTGGTATCTGGTCTGTCATCTGTCCCGGCCCCCCTCGCCTCGAACGCTACGATGAAGGCAATGCAACAGGCTGCATGCCATGTATGCGGCATCCCCGTTTCGGGGTCCGTGTTCTCTCCTGACCACCACGCAGTCATGTGTCGCCGCAGTGCAGCGTATGGACGCCCCCACCGCATACCAAGTTCCCAGTTGCGCTCACCGTACTTGACCGCGCCGAATGTCAGCACCTTGGCGATGGCTTCCTCGATCTCCGGCGGGATCAGGTCGTATCGTGCTTTGTCGGCGTCGAACTTCACGCCTCCTGTTAGTGGCGCACTAACGTCTTCTCTCCAGTTTGGACTAGATATCTTGCTCATCAACTCCTCCGCATAAGCCTCTGTTACATCGCAGTTTAGTGCCACATCATGAGCCGTTGCCTGCCGATCCTTTAGCAGATACGCCCAAACTTTTTCCTCATCATACCCCACGTTGCTTTCTCCTTGCGTACCAAGCCCCAAACTTCCAGAGCAGGCGGTAGGGCGACCACTTCGGTGCCATCTCCAGTGCCACGTGGCACCACATCTCCAGATCAAAATAGTCTTGTTTTGTTTTCATATGTTTACCCCCGCAGCACGTAGCTGTTTGACAAACTGCTCCAACTTGTTACGTGCGTAGAACAGTTTGGTTTGCGCATCGGCAGGGCGGTTGACCTTGAACAGAGCTTCTTGCGCGGCGTCCACTTGCTGCCGTAGGTGTCGAAGCGTAGCCTCATGCTCTTTACTCAATGCCATTTGGCACAGCCTCCATGAGTATACGGCTAACTTCTTTCATGTTGTCTTCGTTGACAACAAACGCGACGCCCCCTGTGTTGTTGATCTCAGCTATGTGTTGGGATTGCAGTGGTGTCGGCTTGTTGCCATTGGCCTTGCACTCGATACCGAAGAACCGTCCCTTGTAGCACCCAACGATGTCCGGCTGCCCGGAACGACCATAGCCACCCGTGACCGGGTAAAAGAAGTATACCCCCATAGCCTTGAGTTGCTGGGTAACCACACGTTTGACTTTGCCTTCCGGTGTCATGGTGTCCTCGCAATAACTGGTTTCGGTTTGTGGGTGGGGGCCGTAGCCCCCTGTTAGTGTCGCACTAACAAAACACCCAGTATATATCCGGGTTGATACGGCGACCCACCCCTGCAACGGGTTCAGTAGGTGGCATGGGGCTGAGCATACTGAGCAACGTGAGTTTCTCCTGCATCCAGTTCGGCAGGTCTTGCACACTATCATAGGTGCCATCCACTATCGCGTCAACACTTTCTAGCCCGATACATGCCACCTTAACGTGTCCCGTGGTGTTATTTACTACCACACGGTATATGTTATCATCATGTGGAGTTTTATCGCGCGGGTCGCCTATCCAGTAAGCCCGACGGTTGGGGCAGCGCTCAGTCCCATTGGCTATAATGAGGTCACGCATCTTGAAATACGGTCTCTCCCTTAGCCCCTGCAGATCGTTTTCAGCGAGCCACATAGAACAATCCTTCTGTGTGTTTGAAGCCTACACCCGGCACGAATGTGCCGACGTCGACCATGCTCAGGACCGCCAACCTACCAAGCAGATACTCCGGCACATCGTCGTATAGCGTCTGCGGGTCACCCATCCTCGGCCAGTGGTTCTCGGCTTGCTCGACTGGCACCACGTCGAACCGCTGCTTACCCCCGCTCTGCGTGATCGAGACGAACAGCATGTCGTAGGGGCGCTGCGATTCCTTGTGCTCGTCACACAGTGAAAAATACTTACTGAGTTGCTCAGACATGGATATGTCCAAGAACTTATGCCCCGCGTCCACGAGGTGCCTGATCTCTTTCAGGATGGGTGACTTTTCGCGCGCGTGAAGGCTTGAGCCGAACAGCATCACCTCCTCCCTCATTATCACCTCCCGTGCCGTAGTCCGCATATGGTTGATGGCGTCCCGAACGTGTGAGTGCGTGTGCTGCACCAACTCCGTCGGCGATAGCCTGCGCAGGAACTTCTTGGCGTTCTTCACAGCGACGCTGAGGTTGCTACTCATCAACATGTTATGCTGCCTAGAGCCGCTGCTGTATTTGCCGTTCACGATATTCCGAGCATGCACAGCGTATGTGCTGGCACCTCGCCCGTTCTGGTTCAGGTTACCAAACCCAACGGCACCCATAGTGATGTGATCCTCGGGCATGTAAACCCACGCCCACTGGTCGTTGCGCATAGTTGTGCGACAGCCGGGGATCGCTGCTTCCACCTGAAGACGCAGGTTACGCAACATCAAGGAGCAGTTGACCTGCTGCTCACGCCTGTCGTGCTCGTCCAGCAGCTGGCAGACATATGCTAACTCCATCCTGTTCATCCTCTTATCCTTTCACTTCTTTTATCAAGCCAAGCTGCTTGTTGACCCAGCGATTAAACGCTGCCTTGGCCATCCTTACGTCGTCCTCGTCCTCACATGGTGTGAGGAAGTCAGTGTAACGTATAACAACGTAAGCCAAGTGCATGCGCAGGGGGTGTTCAGGGTTGGCAATAATCTTGCGCGCCAGCGAATAGTTTATCTCGCGCTCGACAGACCAGACGTTTACGTTGCGCCCCGTCGTCTCCTTGATCCACTCCTGCATGCTATCACGCAGAGACCGCTCATACTGATAGTCACGCATGGGGATGAGCGGGCCGATGGCCACTAGCCATTCACGGAACGCGTCAATGTGCGGCTTCAGCTTGGCCTTGATATCAAGGTCCACGCGCTTCCTTAGTGGCGCAGGAATCGGCTTGCCACCGCTGGCAAACTCCCAGCCCTTGTCCGTGCGCTTGAATGTCAGCGCGACACCGTCGTCTTTCACACGCTGCCAGCCAATCCATCGGGGGACGTGGTTACCCTTCATCTTTGCCAAATCGTTCTGCACATCTTCCCACACCGGACGCGGCACCGTGGTGCCCTTGGCTAGAAATATCTTGTCGTATGGTGTGCCACGCTTGACCGTGATGTATTGCTTGCCGTCACGGTTACCTGCGGTAAATCCAAGGCCGTTTGGGGTATGTCGCCACAAGAACTGATACCGTGACGTGTGAAGCCCCGGTCCAGCGCCGTTACGCAGTGTGACTGTCTCGGTGCCGTCCTTGTGCTTGCGCCACACGATCGGTGCGTAGAACGCCATGTCCTTGGGTGTCGGGTTATATTCAACGTTGCGATACCAACAACGGAAGATGTCATCGCCGTAGTGATACCCATCCGACAGGGCATAGCAGTTGTCGTCGATCTTGACGATGCGTTCCCACTTGCGCGAACGGTCGCCGAGCGGTCGGATGTTCTTGTTCTTGTTCGCCTCACCACGCAAAGGCTTGGTGCGCTCATACCATGTGACCACTTCTGCAAAGGTGCTGAAGTTAGAGTAAGTAAGTGCCATGTTCTCTCTCCTTGATTTGTTAGTGCCGCACTAACGGCGGTTAGAAGGTTGTTTCGATCTCTCTGCGCAACGACATGCGGTCCCAGAGTTCATCCGCTAGGGCGCTGTTATCTTCTTGATGGCCGTGGTGGTTCTCCTCGATGTCTGCATCGTCCTCACCGATCCTGAGCGTGCGATAGGCATACTCGAAACCCTTGCGGTTTTCTGCGAAGTCCACGACGACATTTTCCATGTGCTGAAAACCCTGCACATCATCATACGTTTCATACCACTTCACATCAGCTGAGCTGTAGGTCAGGCCCCATACACCATTCCAGTCATGGACCTGCCACTCCTTGGCCAGATCATACTCCTGCACAAGTTTGTGCATGCGATAGATCGCCATCACCTCGTCGATCTGCTCTTTGCTGTTGAATGCAAAGGCAATCACCACGTCACTCATGTATCCCATCAGTTGTTCTCCGGTGTAATTGCGCGCATCGTGAAGCTGCGCAGTTGTTCCCGCACCACGACAAGCACGTCGGTGTCGTTGCGTAGGGTCAGTGCCTGCTTGTCCCGCAGTTCTTCCGCCAAGTGTCTCCCTATTCCTAAACCTGCCTTGACGATGAACGACGACGTGGTGCCATCGACGTAGACAAGCTCCACCAGACTGTATTCGGTGGGGTATTCTGGCTTGTTTGGTTTTGATGTCGCCATATTACTTACCTGCATCACTGCTCCTCCATGTATCCAAGCTTGATAGCCAGCGCATAAATCTCACACATCTCCGCCAGCTCGACGTGGATGTCGGGCTTTAACGCGCTGGGCATTAGTCTGCGCCCATCCGTAATCACATAGATGTCGAAGTTTGTTGTGGATGCGTAAGGTTCGCGTAGCTTGCGCTCGCGCGGCCCAACCACGAGAATCCACTTCTCCTCGTTATTGTGATAGTTGTCCTCGTAGTAGACGTCCAAGGGCCCGACATGGGCGAGTAGAATCTCGTTGCCATCAACTCCGGGCTCCTCCCAAGACGGTTCATATCTGCGTCGCATCACATGCCCCTTGATTTGACGTGCACGGTCTTGCCCACGTCAGGGCTGGCCCGCTCGTTGTCCAACACACACCACAGCACGGGGTGGTGCCACTGACCCCAGCCACCGAACAGATAGCCGTCGGTCAGCACGATCACGCACTGTGCCTTGATCTGCTTGTCTGCGATGTAGTCGGGCACACAGCGCACGTCGGTGCCGCCACCACCCTTGGGCTTGGTAGACTGCACGATGTTGTCCACCTCGGCCCCCTCATACCGCTCGTCGCCACGCACTGACGTGTCCCAGTACAGGATGCGTATGGCCTCGGGGTGCACGGTGTCCGCCACCGATTTGATTTCGGCGAGGAACACACCCAGTTCGCGCGCACCGATGGAGCCTGATGTGTCGATGGCAACCACGATCTCGCCGATCTGTTCACTGATCCCGCTCGGCATGTAGACACCCGCGCCGATGTAACGACGGTTGGGCCGTCGCCACGTCGAGTAGTCGTTGCCCTGACAAGTTGTTTGCACGAAGTCACGCAGCACCTCACGCCAGTCCACTTGTGGCTGAAGCAGCTCGACCATGTCACGGCTCATGCCGTTGCCCAGCTTACCTGCAGCCAGTGCACCCTGACGCACGGCCTCGTCGATCTCCCGCGCCAGATCGCGTTTCTCCTCGGCGGTCATGTCGTCGGCATCGTCCCAGCCATGCTCGTCGAAGCCTTGGCCACCTTGGCCACCTTGTCCTGAGCCGTTACCCTGCGGGTTTTGTTGTGCTTGTTTCTTCAGGTCGTTGAACACCTGTGCACTGTCCCAGCCACGATACTTGGCATCGAAGCAGCCCATCTTCAGCTTGCCGTCCATGGTGGCAAACAGGTCGAGGTTGTCGTCCATCAGTTTGCAGTTGATGACGAAGTCACACGCCATGTTGGCCAGCTGTGCGTTCTGGTCGTAGAGGTGTTTCCACGTGGTGAGGTGGCGATACAGCTTGTGATACACCTCATGCAGCACAAGGAACCGCAGCTGCCTGTCGTTGAGGTCGGCGATGAAGTCCGCGCCATACACCTCGTCACGCCCGTTAGTGTAGGCGGTCGGACACTTGCTACTGTCAGGCTCGACACGGCGTGACCCGATCATCAGCACACCTGCAAGTGCCACGTATTTGGGGTTAGCCATGATGTCGATCACGGCCTTCTGCACCCGCTGCTCCGGTGTGAGGTTACCCATCATAAGCATGTTACTGTGCTCCCATATCTGACCCGCCGAACAGGCGTGTCCACCAGCGTTTTAATGTCGACGTAGTAGTTACATTACTCACGTGATTAGTTGCGTCCTGACTTGTTAGTGCGTCACTAACAATCTTATGGAGCCCCAGCGTGTATACCTGCGCTTGGACTGCACCGGGGGAGCGGTCCAACTCCTTCGAGATGTCCCACTTGCTCATGCCCGCGGCATACATAGCGCGCAGGTTGGCGTAATCGGCGTCGGTCCAAGGGGTGTTGGTTCTCGACGCCTTGTTCTTATACTTGGCCATTATCTTTCTCCTCACTTCTTATCAGCACTGAAAAGATAGTTGTTCTGCATGGCCCACGCCGTGAATTTCTTGTTGGTCATCACCAAGGCCTGCTTGGAATACTTGGGTGCGCGCACCCCGTTGGCGAACATACCCTGCGCTTCCTTGTCGAGACGCACCATGTAGTCGAGCCACGCGTCCAACCAGTCGCGTTCGAGCGATGCCAGTGACCGATACACCACCATGCACACAGCTGCGGCACTGTCCGGCACACGTGCGTTGAGCGGGTCTTTCTTGATTGATTCGAGGGATGGTAGTTGGTCAGCCAGCTTGACGAAGGCCATCAGGTCCATCGCCGCACGGTCACCAATAGTGCCCATGAGCGCAGCCGTGGTGGTCTGATCGTCGAACAGGTGGCGTTGTTTCAGGATGTCTGACGCAGCTTCAAGCGAACGAGGTGTGACGAAGGCCCCGCGCTGTGCCTTGGGGTGATAGATATACGGGTTCTCCTCGGGATCACGCACGTCCTCGAAGCTAAGGAACAGTTGTGGGTTGTCCTTGCACCAGCCCAAGAGGGTGTGGTCCACGCCATTGTTGATGCCCCACTCGATCCACTCCATGTTACTCGGCTTGCGCGCCGTGATGACAGTGATGCGGTTACGCGCATGAGGTGGCAACAAGTCACCGACACCCTCGGCACCGAGGTTGGTCGTCGCGAAGATAATGCTGTCAGGGTGCAGCTCGTAGCTACCGATCTTACGCTCCAGCATGAGGCGCAGCAGGGAGTTCTTCACGGCGGGGTTAGCTTTGCCATACTCGTCGACCATCAGGGTGATCGGCTTCTTGTGATGCGCACCCAACTCCTCGTTGGTGGCATAGGTGACGTAGTCCTGCTCGTCGTCCTGATTTGTTTTTATGTTGGGTAGGGTGATGTCACCCAAGTCCTTGGTCGTGCAGTCGAAGTAGCACGGCGTGTGGGTCGGCAGGGCAGCCGACAGGGTGCGAAGGAGCGAGGACTTACCTGTCCCCATGTGGCCCTGCACCAGCACGGTGCGCTTGTGGCCCACGGCCTTTATAAACGTTGCGGTCTGGTCGAGGTTCAGCTGATACATCTGTTGAGCGGTGCTCATGGTCGTTCTCCGTAAGATGTTTTGGTTGTCGTGTTAGTCTTGTGGCCTAACGCTTAGGCCGTCGTCGCTTTCGGCACGTCGGGCAGGTGCGCACCCAGCTTGCGCAGGTCGTCCACCACGGGAGCAACACAGGCAGGCACCTGTGCACGCACCTCGTCCTTGGGGATGTAGTGGTGCAGTTCAGGCTCGAGGTTGGCGTAGAGCTGCTTGAACGTGGTGGACGCCTGCAGGTTGGCTTTTAGGCGCTTGCGCACGCTGCCCCGCAACTCGTCCTGTGTGAAATACTTGTCCACCAGCCCGCTCGCTTTCAGCTTGGTCAGCAGGGCGCGATAGATACTGCCCTCGGGCATACGCCCCGCGTCGTCCATCGTGTTGATGGTGATCCCCTTGGTCAGACCCTTGATGTGGTCTGCGTCTGAGCCCCCCTGCCACATCGGCACGTGCTTGTTCCCCAGCTTCACTTGAATCTGTGAGTTTGCCAGATAGTCCCGCATGTCGGGGTCGGCATACATCACCCTCACCTGCTCCGGGGCGTGTGCAATCACGACCTCCTGCACCAACTCGTGGATCAGCTTGACGTAGTCGATCACCGGAAGCCCGGCCATGATCTGGCGCTCCATGCTTCCACGCAGGTCGTTTGTTACTCTGGTCATTCCATTTCTCCTCTTGTGTTAGTGCGGCACTAACGCCGCTAACTTGTTTACAGGTCTAGGCTTGGCAGCGCCTTGATCGCTGCATCTACGTTGCGTTTGGTCTCACGACGCAGCCACGCATCGTCGCGCAGTGCATCGGGTGTCACACCCCGCATGGCTTCTTCTAAGTTGTTGGCCATGGCGGTCATCTGCACATCACCTGCCACGTTACATACACGCAGTAGCTCGATCATCTCGGCCACGTTCTCGACGAGGCTGTCGCGGAACACCTTCTTCTGCTCGTGGTCGGCATAGTCCAGCCGCTCGGACATGCGGGACAGTGCATCGTATGTCCGCTTCCATACGTCGTTCATGGCTTGGCCAAGCTGCGTGCTGTAGTAGTTCTCATAGTGCGCGCGCAGTTCCTCCTTGGCCTCGTTGCCGATGTCGATGCGCCAGTCACCTGCATCTGGCAGGGGGATGTAGGTCAGACGGAAGCTGAATTTTGAGTGGAGGTTCTCCGTCGTGGGGTAGTCGTCGCGGATGAACAGGTCGCCGAGTTTAGTCTGTGCCTCCATAATCTCCCAGTCATATGCGTTCAGAAAGAGCGCCACGAGCCGTTCGTATTCGGCCTGCAGCGTCGTCATTTGCTGGTGGTATTTGAAGTATTGAGAGGTAGGCAGCAGGCGCAGGCCCGTGTCAGACCACGGCATTGTCATGGCGTAGTGTGCGTTTCGCAGGTTGGCCGTAAACTTCTGCACCGCCATGAGTTCGGCGCAGTCACCCAGCAGCTTCTTGTTCACGTTGGCTACACCATCGACGGCGTAGTTCTGCGAGGTGATGTCCTTGGATGCGCGCTTGTCCAGTTTGCGCCCGGTCCATGTGCTGATGCTCAGCTCGACCAGCATGGAGGACGATGAGATCGTCGGGGTGGAAGGCGTGGCGGGAGCCGCGTGAGCGGCGGTGTTAAAATCAGTAGGCATCGTGTTCTCCTTGGGCTGTGCCCTGTTAGTGCCGACACTAACAAGTGTTGGCGTTTGGTTAGCGTTTACTTCTGGTAGTATATCTTACTATACCACACTACGTGCCCTATGGCAAAGTTGTGGGGGCCGCGCCCCTACGCTCATCTCTCCACCTTGTTGAGTCCACGCAGTTGTTCCTTCTGCGTTATCAGTGTCGCGCCTTGTTTGTGTGCGATGGGTGCGATGCACCATGAGGTGCGCATCGAGATCGCTGCTTCCTCGCCGCAGGACAGGCAGGTGGTGTAGCCCAGCGCTCGGCGCGCAGCCGGGAACGTGTCACCGCAGGTTAAACAATAACAAGTGCTCATGTCAGACCTCCTCATCAGCCCATGCCGTAGCCAAACAGAAACACGCCGTAGCCGATGGCGAACAGGCACACCGCGCCGACTGCATCCTCGATCCACTCTTTCATGCTGCTTCTCCTCTGTTAGTGGCGGCACTAACAGCTTCCTCGAAGCTGAAGCCCGCGGCGACATCGCACCCGATGCCATAGGCTTGTTCAAGTTTGATGTTCTGTTTGTAGAGTGCGGTGAGCTGCTCATCAGTGAGCGGCGTGGACACGAAGCCGTGCCGTGCGAAGTCCCGCTTGAGCGTAGTGATATACCACTTCATGATCTTCCCCTCACTTGTTCTCGGTGTATGACCAGCGCTTGCGTGTCAGCGGGTCGGCATGGCCGGGTGTCCGCATGGATGTGAACTTGGGCTTATGGCTTTCGGTCTTGCGCCACTCGTCGTGCGTGGCACGTGGTGCCGTCTTTACTCCTGCCTTGGCGCGCAGGATGAACTCTTTGCCCTGCGCCTCACGTGCAACTGCAGCGCGAAAGTGGGTGGCAACGAGTTGCCGAAGGTCGGCCTTGGAAAGACCCGCGAGGGGTCGTGGTCGTGGTTCGGTGAGTGTAGGCATCTCGATCTCCGTGTTAGTGCGGCACTAACAAGTGCTGCGGTGTTGGTGGTTTGGTTTGGGCTCATTGTTCTACTAGAATACCACAAGTGGTAGACTATGTCAAATGATGGTGAGACGTGTTTAGAAGTGGTAAACTAGCAGATGTTCTTGAATGTTCTCACAGGTGCGCACGTAAGTGCTTGAAATTGCAGAAATGTACGGATGTTCTAAAAATAATGTAATTTATATATACCCCTGGAAAACGTCCTTTTTTGTGTTCGATTTTGGAACATGCAGGCCCCCGCGCGTTTTGGGATATATAAAACTCATTTGGCCCAATTTGCGAACATT